TTATTCTGCTATTGAGTCCAATACAGCGTTGACAACATCCAGACCAATCTGCCCAGGAGCACTTGAATCTCCAACGCTTGCAAAAGTCATGGCGGAGCCAAACACCTCTCCACACAATCGGCTGACAATACCAAGCTTGCCCATGCTGATTGCGATAATAGGAGTAGCAAAATATTTGTTTTTCATTTCAACCGTAGCGGCCAGTAAAGTCAACACATCTGTGCTGTCGTGCGGCATAACTGCTACTTTCGGTAAATCAGCTCCGACCTGTTGCATTTTAACCATACGAGAAATGAGATCACTTTTATCAGGCGTCTTTTGAAAATCGTGACTTGAACATACAACAACCGCCCCTGAAGAATGCGCATTGTCTATCAACTCACGAATATCATTTCCGGCTGTAAAGAACTCAATGTCAATAAGGTCGGCACAGTCAGTATCTATTACCGTGTTGATGAAATCCAAATATTCTTGGTGAGTTAGAGATACCTCTCCGCCCTCTGTCTTGGTACGAAATGTTACCAGCAAGAGTTTATCCTTCAGCGCTACACGAATCTTTTGCAAGCAAGACACCACAGAATGCATATCATTGCATTGCTCAAACCAATCAACGCGCCACTCTACACAGTCAATACAAAGCTCGGAGAACTCAAGCGCGCGTTCTAAAATCTTTGATTCAGATGCTTCCACGATTGGAATTATGACTTTTGGTCTACCTTCTCCAATATGACAACCTCGAATAACAATGGACATAATATACTTCCCTCCTAGGATAATAATATCAATGTCCATTCACAATGTCAACCAGCTCAATATCACTCGGCTCTACATAGCCCGATACATTCACTGAGATTGGATACTTGCCAATGCGGCTCTCAAGATTCGTCACTCGATAGCGCCCGTTCACAAGTTTCCCATCAAAAATATACCATTCACCAGAGCGGCGCATACCGCAATGTGTTTGGCTGTTTGAAAATAATATTCCGTCTAATTTAATTTTGTCTCCTGCATGTAGTTGCTTTTGCTACACCATCAAAACGAACCCCATGTAGCAGGTCCACAGATGCCATCTGCAGACAGCCCGCGTCCCTTCTGATACTCAATCAGCTTCGCTTTGGTATTCGCGCCAAAAATGCCGTCAGCCTTAACACCAAGATGCCGTTGCAGTACAGTTACAGCATAAGAAGCGCCGTTCATAGCGTCTTTCGCACCCTGTCTGATAGTCGGCATAAGATTGGCTACGCTAATATATTTCGTGCCGGATTTACTGATCCAGCGGCTGCGTGTGGTGCGCACATCAACATGAACAAATCCGCTCGTAAGCACAGCACGGCTATAATATCCAATACCGCCACTCTTGGCAAAGTAGGGCAGGGAAGATATATATAGTGCAATCCGAATTGGGTCAACACCCTTGATCCAGATATCAGCGGCAGTACCAAGGCAATGCTGGCTACGAGGGCTTCCACCGATGGAGATATTATAAGCAGGAGTACGATACCCAGAGTTGATGTGGACAGGAGCACCGAAGTGAGCACGGATCTGTTCCAGCACTTCAATCAGCTGATTATCGACCAGAACTGTATCACTCTTATCGGAGCAGGCGAATTCATAGACGGAAAAATGAGCCGACACCTTTTTGTTCTAGTCCTTCTTCATAGAGTATGTAATAACACCCATTTCATTACACCTTCAATTCTTTTTGAACTCGTCCTTGATTTTATCGTTCTGGATGTCCATCTCTTTTACAGCGGCCTCGATCATGGTCTCGATGGTCGGAGTGATCTTCACACCCAGACGCTCCAGAGCTTCCATAACGTATTTCTTCTTGTCAGCCTTTTCGATAGCGCCGGTTGCACCCAGCTTCTCTGCGGCACGGACAGCGATCTGTACCAGCTTGTACACACCGATCTTTTTCAGATAGGGGATGCCATAGGCCATAAAGGCAGTGCCAGCACCAGCAATAACCAGGCGGACGATAACAGAAACCAGCTCATTGATAATATCCATCATAATAAACCTCCAAAATAAAAAGCCCGGGACACGCAGTCTCGGGTTAGTTCATAATATTCTTTGTGTTGTTCTGACCATCAATCAAATAGTTCTCAAGTGCAGCCTTGGCCTCCTTCATTGGCTCGATCGCGTTGCCATCGATACCGTGACTGAGGAGTGCAAGCAGAGCCTTCATGGTGACATTGTTGCCTTGCTCACTGTGACTGATACGCTGTTCTGATTCGAGAATTTTACGGTCATGTACTTCCAGCGTGATACTGTTTTCTTTCTGGTGCTCTTCTAATGAGACCAGCTTGGATTGAAACAGGTCGAGCCTGTCTTTATCTGCACCTAGTTTTCTATTGATCTTCTCAATCTCTGCATCGTGGGCATTCAGTCGCTCGTTCTGCTTGTCATCCGGGGCTTTCGCATGATTGATTGCCTTTATGATAACAGCGATTGCGGCTGAAATAGCAGTGATGCCACCACAGATGCTCAGCAACATGGTCTACAGCTGCTGTATGGTAAAAGAATAGACGTGAGGTGCGGCGTTCAAACTTCCTATCATGTCTTCTCACCACCATTCATACCACTGTCTTTGTTTTTGGCTTTCAGTGTTTCATTGATCTCGGTCAGCTGTGTAACAATAGCGTTCAGTGCTGTCACGATTTCTTTGCCTGTCTCGTCTAATAACAGCGGCTTTAAGATTTCCTGCGCCATAATTCCTCCTTTCAATTGACAAATTCCTATCAACGTGATATAGTGAGAGCAGTACAAACCCTCCATCGGGCTAGTACAACCTCATTTCTATGAGTTGTTGCATGAGTTAGAGTCTCTGTGATGTAGCCATCGTCACAGGGGCTCTTTCTCTTTATGTGCGTTTTCCGCCATCACATACAGTACGCCAGTGATAATGCGGGCGCTCTTCATGGAATAGAATGTGACGAAGCCAATCATCAACAAAAATGCACAGCAGCGCAAGGAAGAACCATAGCACTGTAAACGGCAGGCAAATTTGGCCCAATAGATTGAATGGCATGGAAGAGTAGTCCCAGATATGTAAGCCAAGCATCAAATTCAGCGGGATACCCACCACAAGCTCCATAGCAGTCACAAAGAGCGCTCCAACACCAGCCTGTTTCCAGAGCGGCATTTCCTAGGGGATATAGTTGTTCAGCCCACCGATCACAAGAAAGCAGATGCCACCGACAATAGCCATCGTCCAATGAGAGTGCCCTCGCCACAGAATCTCAATGCAATAATAAAGACACCCTCCGATCAAAAAGAGGATGCCACATTTGATTAGTTCACGAAGTTTGTTGCTCATTCGGTCACATCCTTATCTGCGTGAAGATCCAGATATTCTGCCAGTACAGCATCATAACTGATTTCAATAGCGTCTACTTCTGCTGTGGTCGTACAAGCCTTGATGCCAACCTCCAATTCCTGCTGATGAGAGACAAAGGGCTTTACATACACACCAATCGCCAGTGCCAAAGCGGCCAGATCATCATAAGTCCACTCCACACATTCATCACCGGTAGAATTCCATGTCAGTTTAAAAGGCTGCCCGGCGGCTGTAGAGATCTGATATAGAGCAAGATTGCTTGTAAGAAGAGCTTGCTTCTCGCTGGTGACACTGTAATACTTGCCATCTGTCCATTGAATTGGATGTAAAGACAGGAAGGTAGAAAGGTTATTCTTACTCTCGTTGATGCGCATCTCTTTGTGGCGGTCAAGGCGCTGTGTCAGTTCCGCTTCAGTGTATAGGACATACTTCATCACATCAACTTCTTCGTCCCATGCGTCTTTTGCTTTCACACCTTCAACATCAATAACCTTTTCTACATCTTTGCCACCGTTCGGATATTCAGCAATAGTCTCCTAGTGATACTGCTCTTCAACACCTTCAATTGCTTCATGGTGTACTGTTTCCTTAGCGGGCTCAAGATAGCCTTTTTCAAGGTCAGGATTTTCGATAATATTGCCAGATTCATCAATTGTTTTCATAGTATTTCTCCTTATCTTATAGGTAATATCAGGCTCGACCGTAGATGCCGGTCTACCTAATATTGTTGGCGAAATGGAATGTGATCCAGGTTGCGGTCTTGTTCGCTATACTGCGAGACATAGTGGTGCGTTGGGCTTTGGCACAAGTAAATCTTATATTGCAGACGCAGTAAATGATTCTGGCTACGACCTGAAATTTAATGCAAGCTGGTCCAATTCCATTTATGGTCGTAGTACAACTGTCCAGCCCGCTGCATATTATGTGTACATGTAGCGCAGAACAGCATAAAACTCACCCCGTCCGTCTCCATATATAAACATAGTAGGCTGCTGGCTGAACAGTGCTTGAACGACCATAAATCGAATTACATAGAGAAGCATCAAACCGTGCACTAATAACTTTTGGTGTACTACTCCATGTCGAAGAAGACAATTCCGAGTTGCCCTGCCATGTCTGTGCAAACGGAGCTCTACAAGCGGGAGCGCCCCACGAACCTTGAATATCCAATGCGGCATCACTACCACTGCTTATATTAGGCAGACCGGCATCTACGGTCGAGCCTGCGCCGTGGGAACTGGAAACGCCCATCAGCACACGCTCAGAAGCAATGCTCTGCCAGCTGCCACCGAAAAGAGAAGCGGGTGAGGTTGAACTGGTGGACATGTAGATAGCACCGACGGGGTACATATTCGATATAACCGAGGCAGGGTCAAGACAGCTTGGGGCATAATTTATACCTGGATACGATGTAGTGGGTTTCAATGTTCCAGTATTTGTTGAATATGATCCAGTTATCAATGTCTAATTTTCTGCCGTACTGGAACGGAAGTGATAATATCCACCTCCGCGCACCCAAAAAACAGCGAGTGAATCCGTAATAACCTGACTATATCCAATAGGTTTACCAGCACTCGTATCACACCAACTACATGTGTCAAGTATTTTAACCGTATGTGCATTTGTGCAGCCCCAACCAGATGCTGTGGCAAGCATATCCAAATCTGCGTAAAATCCAGAACTATGTGTTGCCCACGATGGTTTACCACTGGTTCCAAGTCCCGTCCAACACTCAATATGACAAAGTGTCGTCCAAGGTAGATGATAAATAACAGGATACCATGTATTTACGTTTAAAGAGCTCGTGTCTATACCTTGATCTTTTTGAAAAATTAAGTTATTAGCATAATCGGCAGTGCCCCGTAAATTGGCTGTAATTGTAGCAGGTTGTCCTGCTGCTTTGATGACATCCAACGTACCATTGTCATAAGCTACCATGCGAACATTGTAATCCATATCTCTATCATCCGTAGAATGAAAGTCAAGATATTCACCTATCTCCATAACGCCAGCATCATCAATTCGAGGAATTGCGTTCCAATAATTTGCGGTTCCATACATACTGACATCGTAACCATTTAATTTCATCGCATTCAGCGCATCACCACCCGGTTCAGTAGATCCAGCGTAGTTATGTGTGTGTCCCACTGTTGCATATAGCGTATCCGTCTTACTCTTGATCCAGTCCCATAAAGCAGCCAGCGGTCTACGGGTATACTTCGTAGTCGCATTACCATCACCACTCGTAACTGTAGCGCCAACCATAACAGTATCAGCATCTTCAATAGCGTCAGCACTCGTCTCCAGTGTATCTACCAATTCGCCCAAATCGTGCGTATGATCAACAGGGGAGACACCCTCTGCGGCCAACTCTTCACTCGTCATTTTATCTGCTGTCGCCACATGGCCTGTATTATCAACACTGATGCGATATAGTCCAGCCTGTTTTGCTTCGTATACCGGGTGAGTATAATTGTTAGCTTCAGCTTCAATACCATCCAGCTTTGCCTTATCAGCCGAGCTCATCAAACCATTGTTTTCAGTAGTAGCTACATTAGGATCGCTTAAACTAGCAAGCTTCTTTTTTTCTTCTGTTGTATAGTCGTTGCTGGACAAGCCGAATCCTTCGATTTTATCTACCTTTGTACCAAGCATAGCCTCGATCGTTTTCCAGAGGTGAACCGCACCCGCTCTGTCTAGCCAACTTTTCTTTTCGTCACTCATCGATATGTGATCGCCTCCTTATAAAACGTTTTATTTGCAATGCGTTGTTTATATCAGTTTGCGGAATTTGAATGTAAATGTGGAAGATGTATCTGCAGCCATAGAACCTTTGATTTGAAGTCTTAAACCAACCCTTTCGGAACGGCCAGAACGAATTGTCCTAAGATAAAAATGTTGTCCGTTTGTAGAATGACCAGAACAATGTAAACCTATATCATCTGCATTACCGCTATTTGTCTCTTCAGCATACCACTGGGCAACTCCACAAAATACGTCTCCCCAAATATTGCAATACGGGGTCGTATCGGCACAAAACTGCATAACATAAGTTCCAGATGGCAAATCAGTTGAATGGATACCAGTATCTTGCCAATCCGTTGTGATCGTAAGTGCTGAAGTCTTAATTGTCACCACATCTGGAATCACTTCACTTGCTATCTTGCTCTTAATCCAGCTCCACAATGCACTTAGTGGCTTACGGTGATACCCGGCTGCACTCGTATTCATCACAACTTCGTCAGAATCTGTGGGGGGGGGGTAAGAACCGTATTGAGGTTTGACGGGATGAACTCACTATCAACACCAATATTCATATTTCCAAAAGCCATAATTCGTACCTCCTTTAAGCTGTAGCAATTTTCTTCCAGTCGCCCCATGAAGTTGTGCCTTGACGATAGTAAATGTTACCATTGCTAAAAGCGAATTCAAAGGAACCACCACCTGAGGCATCGTACCAAGAAGATAAACCAATCAAAAACGCACATGTATGACCACTTGACAGCCCAATTTTGCTACTAAGCTTCAAACCACGAAAAATCAGCCGACCGTTATAGTCACCATCAACGCCATAATAATCAGACGGAGAAGTGTTATCATTTCGATTATCTCCTTCAGGGTAAAGGTCATTATGTATGTGGGTGGCAGGGTTAAATTCAGATGGTTTATTCTGCACTTCACTCCATTCACAAGCCAATTCATTCCCGCTATTCATTTCTCCTAGCGCCATATTTTGCCTCCTTATAAAACGAATATTTTACTCTGTTCAGTAGAATTAAAACTCATATAAATCGAGCCAATAGGGTAGGCTTCTACCCCTACGATATTTAAGTCCCCGATTGCCATATTTCGTAATCCTCCTATTTTGTTTATGGAATGTAATAGTATATCAGCATATCTCCACGATTTGTTGGTAGTTCGGTTACCAAGGAGCTCGAAATGGTTAATTTATTTCTATCTAACAATTCGTAGCTAGTACCTTCCTGCCAAGCGCCTGTCATTGCGTGACCTATCGCGATTGCCCCATCTGGTAATGAAATATCAAGAACTGTCCAATTACATTCTCCAGTTTTATTTTTTAATTTTACTCCACTTATAGGAAGGCTTACACATCCGATTTTGTTTTTTAATGCTTCTGCAGAAGCGACTTTTTTAGCAGTATTTTCATTTGTTGAGATCTCTTCAAGTGATAAAACATCTTTGTATGACACTTTTTCACTTAGTTTATTATCCACCTGTGCTTTGGTATATCCTTCAACAATCGTACCGCTACCGCTATCTGTTTGTCCGCCGCCCTGCACGATATAATACTGAGCTGTAATCGCAGCCGTTGGAACCGATACAGCTCTCAAACGCACATATCCATCAAATGTCTCCGGGTTTGCAAATTGAGCATAAGAGGCCACCTTTGCACTAGCCGGTGTCACGCTGATAGAAATAACATCCTTTGAGGTGATCCCGTCGATATCAAGGTCAATATACTTTGAATATCGGTCCACCGTGTCGTCAGTAAGCTAACTTGTAGTCGGGATAGTCAGTGTATGGATATTGATTGTATTTGCCTTTACCTTCAGCTTTTCGTCAATCTCATTCTGCTGGTAGTACCGCTCATCATGGGTGTGGTCGCTATCGCTTTTCTTAGATAACTTTACATTGACTTCATCTTCTGTATAATAGCGGTCATCGTGATTGTGTTCTACATTTGCTTTCTTCGCCAGAGCATCACCAACGGCTTTGGCATCGGCAGCGAAATTCTCTTTTGTCAGAGTCTTGTCTACCGCAACAGAATCCAGTTTCAACTTGTCCAGCTCAGTGCGTACATTGGTCAGCCCGGCATCAGCTGATTTTGCAATACTCAGCGCCTCAGAGATCCTTGTACCAGTTACCTTTGCATCAGCAGCACGTCCAGATACAGTCAGTGTCGCATCCACAACAACCTGCGGCGTAGGCAGGGGATTGCCGCTATCATCGACCATGCCACCAGTGATCGCATCAATCTCTTCATTCGTCAGTGCAGCCAGTAGTTCATCTGGGTGCGGGGTATCAATCGTGATATCGCCCGCCTCTCCAGTTGTCACTGTAGTCACACCACCGCCAGCGATTTTGATTTTATCTTGCGCCGTACCGTTCAGAATTAAATTGATATTAACTTCACCATTGACTGCGTTTTTGTCAGCTTCCAGCGTGAATTTTGATGGGTTCAAAAGAATCCAGTCATCGCCACTATAAACATACAAGCTATCTGGGCGCAGGTAGTAAATCTTATTAGACAAAGGAGCCAGCGGAAGCGAGCTTACGATCTCCAAGTCTTTGCTGATTTGAATTCGTCTTGTGCCGATATCTCGATAAGTGCTTCCAGTATCAGTACATACGATCAGTTGGCCGTCAATCACAGGAGCTTGATCCAGCTGAGACTGTGCGACCTCGCGTAATGATAAATTTGCCATACTCAACTCCTTTGCTTAATAAGATTCACCACACAGCGTCATTGCCATGTGGTGAAACAAATCAATTAGCCATCAAGGGATTTCCAGGTGATAGCGCCTTCCAGCACCTGTACACGGCCATCCATGGTGGTGTTCAGACCATCTGCATATGTCTTAGCGGCAGCCAGAGCGTTGTCGGCCTTAGTGGTTGCATCAGCAGCGGCAGTAGAGATCGCCTCACCCTTCGCAGCAGCCAGCTCGTCCTGAGTGGGCTTTGCATCCCACGCCTTGCGCTCGTCAGCAGTAATGTGCTTCACAGCGTCCTTGATATGCTCGTCCAGCTTGTCATTAACAACCTTAACCTTCGCGTCTGCTTCAGCCTTGGTGTAAGCGTCCGGCACTGCAACATACAGACCATCTTCCTCAACGGTAATGCTGTTATTGCCTTTGGTAGACACACGAACACTGACAGAGATCTTATTGTCATCAGAAACAGTGACCTCAGCAGTAGGAGTGACCACACCAACATAGATATCGATCAGAGCGCCAACAGGGATCTTCACGACCTCACCAGTGGTAATAGTCAGTTCGATCTCGTGGGTCTTTGTGTTGTATGTACCGGTCTTCACAACCAGATCCTTGCCCAGATTGATCACCAGCTCATCGCCGCCAAACACAGGCAGTTTAATGGTACGGGTTTCAGCATCATATGTGGGATCATGGGCCAGGCCGCTCATCACAGTGGGAACAGGAGCACCGTTCTTTGCCACACTCAGAGTGCCGGTAGCAGGGGAGTAGGTGACATCCGTAACGAACAGACCTTCCTTGCCCTCGGTTGCGGCGATCTTTGCATTCACATAGTCAGCCACAGCCTTGGTGGTGGGCAGATTGTCATCGCTTGCATCCGCATTTGGAATCTCAGTCACAATAGGGCGATTCAACTGTACGAACTCAGTACCATTCCAGATGTGGAAGGTATAGTCAGTCATACGGATATACAGCAAACCCTGAATCTGACCGCTTGCAGGCAGAGCGCTCACCAGCTTGCAGCTCTTGGTGTACTCATCAGTACCCTTGAAAATCTGGCGCGTGTCTGTAATAAAATACAATGTGTTGGCATCTTTGGTAGTCAGCTTATCATAATTCGCTTTTGTACCATAGCCAAAATTTACATTAGCCATCTTTGCCTCACTTTCTTAAAATTCTTGCCAAACAAAATTTGTCGGCTCAACGTAAAAAGGTTCAATAGAAAAAAGCCCCGTGGCTTCGCTTTGTTGAACGATCCACGGAGCATATTTACCATTTTCGTTTTTCACCATAACGGTTTGACCTGCATAAGTGTCTTCCGTCTCATTTAATTGCTCGTTTGCTTCGGTAACGCTGGCGAAACAACGATTGCGGGGACGAATCTTTTGAACGGATAAGTCATCACGCACATACATGAACTCCGAGGAATCCTTTGTGATAATCATATCCCTACCGTCCAACATTCCCAGTGCAATCGCAGCTTCTACATCTTCGGCGTTACCATATCCAAGCTTGGAATATTTAGCCTGTGCCATCTTTGCCTCCTTATAAAAGAAGCGGATGGCTTAGAACGGAACCACCCGCAAACTACCGTCTTCAGTTTCGACGCTCTCCTGAGTAATCTTGACCGCGCTTCCGATCGGCTTACCGTTGGCCAGCAGCTGCAGAGTATGGTCGTCGTTGTAGCTCAGGTCATCAGCCTTACCATCCAGAATAGCGTTATTACGATCACTCAGTGCCTTGATCTGTGCATTCAGTGCGATAATACGCTGGTCAAGTGCACCCAGAGCCTCATCAGGAACAATGTCGCTCCAATTCTGGATGGGAACAACAGTGATCACGCCGGGGCCAACCTTCCGCACATGCTGAACAGTCGTGCCATCTGGGTCCATTGTCACATCAACGAATGTCAGCTGGATCTGGATATCGCCCGGCTCATTGGTCAGGTTGGTGTCGATAGGCAGCTTATACTCCAGCTTGTTCTTATAAAGCTCTTCTGATTTCTCCAGAATCTCTGTCTTATATCGCTTGCTGATGGGCAGAACGTACTCAAGCATCACGGTGAATTCACTCATGTCAACGCCCTTGTATGTAGTGTCAGCCAGAAAGTGGAGAGTGTCCACCTGCTTGCTGCGCTCCATAATGCGTTCTCTCTTACTTACGGTCAGTGTATTATCCTCATTGATCAAAAAGGTATACATATCACACCTCCTTCCTGATGATATACAGATACTCGTCCTTTGAGATTTTGTGCCCGGCAAACAGATTGTCCAGGAGCTTGTCCTGAATCATTCCGTCATTGTACAGCCGATGCATACTCTCAACGAACTCGCTATACTTCCTCTCGTCGCTCATAGCAGCCCTCCTTGAATCAAACTCAAAGTGTAAGCATCAATAATAGCCTCAGGCGTTTTACCACCCAAGGCTTTCAGCTGCTCATATTCATACAGGTCAATTTCCTGCAGTTCCACTGTGTCATACTCGGGGCAGGGGATGAGATAATACCCGTCCACATGCCAGATATGACTGCCGTCACTGCTGATAATTCCCTGTGCATCATCCTCCGTACAGTTCACCATAATGTCGTGCTTGGGCTGATACTTTACAAAGCGCAGGTGGTCAAGAGCATCGATCACCCGGCCATTTTTCAATACCTTGTAGTACACTCTCAACACCTCCTTAAACGCTGAACATCAGGCGGATACCCTGTGCATTGTTTGCAGGGGTAAATCCGTAATATTCGCCAGTCACAGTCACAGACCAGAAATAACTTCCATACTGAGCATTCGGGCTTCGTGTCCAATATGCAGCGGGATTACCATTCTCGTCATTGCAGATGCGGCTGGTATTATCGGTCATAAAGCTGATTGCCGTACCTTCGTAAATATAAGGCTCGACATTCTGAGAGGGGAACAGCTCGGCCACAGAGGGCAGATAGAAATAACTATCCGCAGTCACAACTTCGCTGCTCTTGTCGCCAATGGTACTGCCAACCTTGACCTGTTTGATGATCTGTTGCCAACCAATCGGAAGAGCATTCAGAATACGACCGTCAAGGAATGTACGGATATTCGCATCTGCCCAGCCGCCAGTGTTGGTGGAACCAGTATTCAGAGTCATCTTCTGTCCAAGCAGCCCAGCCTGAATAAAGCTAATAGAACAACGCTTGTTGGAATTGTCGCTCAGGTAATACTGTTTGAAGCCACAAGCCTCGAAGGTGAAGTCCTGATGTGTCCATGCGGCCAACTTCCGGCAGGCAGCATCACCCAGGTCGGTATACCAGAGCTTGCCCCAGTAGATCGTACCCTTTGCGTAACGCTCATAAGCACCGTCGTCTGCTTTAGCACAACCAAATACCAGAGTGGCGTTCGTCTGTGTGGTACGAGTGCGGTTCAGCTGAATATAGCCAATCTCAGCAGCAGTGGTGTTTGCCGCATAAACATGGATGCCATTTTCGCCCTTAGTATGGCGCAGAACGATCATATCACGAGAACCAAGATGAGCGCCGTTTGTAGACTCAGTGCCCCATGCAACCTTAGAGCCATTGTTGACCCAGAAGCGGAAACCGTTCATGCCGTTAGTCTGGAAGCATTGAGCAATCACAGAGTTTGCAGCAGAATCTTCGTCGATTCGATAGTCCAGTGCCATAACCCAGCTGCGATCTTCGGCCAACAGAGATACGCCGGTATCGACATAATTCTTGCCAGTAAAGATCTTCGGCTCGTTGAACAGAACTTTCTCTTCCACGTCGCTAAAGGTGAAGTCATTTCCCATCTTGATGGTGATAGCGTCTTTGTCAGAAACAACACTTTGCTCCAGATTCACCTTGGTCATGGCATAAATCTCAACAGGGCGCAGGTCACTCAGCTGCTTGTCTCTGAAGTAGCCGCTGACGTATTCACAGACATCATAAACAGCATTGATATCCTTGTCGCCATTGACATAGCCGCCTTTGTCCCAACCGCTGAACAGATAATACTTATAAGCAGTCTCTTCGCTGGTATAGGTCGGAGTGTCGCCATCATACAGAACCATAGAGCCATACGGAGCAGTTGTCTGCTGTAGAACAGCGCCGCGATTCATATAGCGCACACGATACTGACGCACGGATTCATCATACACAGCAGTAACAGTCTGATTCTCAAAAACAGGAGTGAACTCGGTGTCCCAGCCGCTGAATGTAAACACCGTACTGATGGTGCTCGGGAAAGTAGGTGTCGGGATCGGATTGTCAGAACGTGTCACAGGGTCAACTGCACGCTCGCCCTTGTCAATATACTGGATATCCAGAACAGCGCCATCCTTATTCACGAATTTCCAAGCATACTGGTTGATCATGGTGTTGTAAGTGACCTCCAAATCAGGCCAGCGCTCTGTGTACAGCAGCTTCTCACGCTCACGAATGATGGGCACATGCACTTTGCCTTCCACGACAGAATGGTCAGTGTTATAGCCATTTTCATCCAGACCGCTCATTGCATACAGGCGATTCAGCAGGGAAGTATCAGCCAGCTCCCAATCAATGCCGGTAATGCGCACACGGTTCAGGTTGGTGCACTTGCCCAGCATATCTTTCAGATCGATGGTTGCACACTTCTCAACGGTCAACGTAGTGATATTGGTGTAATCCTCAATTGTCAGATCAGTCAGATAGTTCAGGTTCTTTGCGGTCAAGCTGGCGATTGCAGGCAGGTGGGCGATTTTGATCTTGCCGCCGCTTGCAAAGGAGACACCGGTAACACCAGAGCCGTCAGCATAGAACTCTGTCAGGCTGGTGCATCCGGTCAGACCAATAGACTTCTTCAGGTTCGGCACGTTCTGTAGGTTCAAGTGTTCCAGCAGAGTGTTATTGCCAACGGCAAAGTCAGTCATGTTCGTATTCTTATAACCGCTCACAGCAGAGCCAACTTTCAGTTCTGTCAGCTTGACACCGTGGCTGAAGTCAACATAGCCGGGATAGAAGCCAGAGATATCACCGATACTCTGAATGATAGAAGCATTGTAGACATACACCTCAGTATCGTTCATGGCCTCGATGGGGCACTGGATCTCATAGGTCTGTCCGCGCTTGCCACGCACCTTTACAGGGTTAGAGCCGTACAGAACAGAGACGTAGGTATCAGCGTAGGGTGTGATATGGAATGTGCCGTCCGGTTTCACGCCAGTCCAGTTGGTGGGAGTATAGCCACGAATGGTCATATCATCACTGGTTGCGGCAGAGCCGGAATACTTAGATGCCATGTACTTTTCCTGATAACGCTGGAACTGCCGACGCTGATGTCGCTTGTTGCCATGCATCATAGGCAGATAGCTGGTGGTATTGATGGTGGGATCTTCGTAGGTGCGGAAATATTTGCGACGCATATCCATGATCCAAAGCTTTTCGGGCTTCACATCCTGATATTCTTCGAACTTTTTCAAGATACGGGTCGCACTCCATGCCAGCGCATTCTCACGGTTGCGGAACATCGCTGCCATCTCATCGGGGAACAAGTCGCGCAGCTTGCACCACAATTTGGAGTCAGCAGCGTTAAACACATTCTTTGTACCGATGGTATCAGTGTCCTCGTAGCCATAAGTCAGAGTCAGACCACCCTCGTTATCATTGCCCATGGCGGTATCGTTATCGTAGTCAAAGCAGAAGTCCCAGTGAACCAGATCGCTGGTGTGTGGGAACACGTTCTTTGCACGGTTATCAACCATAGTGTGGCGTTCAGTAAACAGATAATGGAAAATAGCAGAATCCAGATCAAAGTGATCCTTGAAATGTGCCTTGAATTCCTCGTCATCCGCATTCACCACCCAGTTCTGAGCTGTGATCCATGCCTGTTTTCCGGCCTCGATCTCTTCCTCAGTGCAGGCAGGATTGCTGTAACGGAACTCAAAGGAGTGGTCGCCATCCCATGTCTCCTGTGAAAAATCGCCGCTCAGGAAGCGAGTCTGCTCATCAGCGTTGTTGTCGATCTCAACGATAAATTCCTTGTGATTCTCGGGGTTCATACCCATCGTATCTTTGTTCTTTTTGGAGTTGCCAATGTCGCCGCAGGCATAGAAGTGCCACTGACCATCGTTAAATACGGTCGCATTGGTGGTATCGGTCTCCTGAATAAACACGACACAGGGATAGAACGCCATTGTATCACGCACTTTAGGATTATCCTTTTTGGCTTGACGCACATAGGGGTTGAACTCATTAAAATCGTCTGCCAGCAGGGCGTTGTTTGCATTCTCAGAGGAAGCAACATTGACTTTGATGTTAAAATACTTCTCAGGAACGCTATTTTCGGTCAGTGCATAGGTGTCGCCGGTAGTGTCATCACCAAACGTAAAGCCGCCATTGCAGTTGATATCAATGTTTCGGGCAGATGCGCCATAGTGGTCGGAGCTGGTGCCTTGACCCTTGTGAGAGCCGGTGGCAGTCCAGTTATCCTCCTTAGCACGACCATTCTTATAGATTTGCTGGATCGTAGTGTTGGCGACCTCGTTCTTCTTGCCGGTGGTGAAAGTAGGTGCTGAGATCTTGATGATACGCAGATCGGGGCACTTCTCTGCCAGCAAGTCAGGGATCAGTTCGCCGCTCGCATCCGTAATGTCGTTGCGCATATAGCGAGAAACCATCTCTTCGGCGTTTTTCGCATCGGCAATAAAGTTGTCCAGAATCTCGTCATCCGTCAGGTTCATACCGTAGCTCTTCATGCGATACACGATAACGTCACAATCGTCAGAGCCAATGGTAATGCCAACGGGAGCAGCCTGAGTAAAGCTGTCGCTAGTATCATACAGTTCAACACGGCAGGGGATACCGTCACACCACAGAACCATCTCGCGGAACTGTTTGTCCGGCAGAATATTGAACTCGAACTCAAGGAAATCGTCCTCACAGATGGGCAAATCAATACTGTTCTGGTGACTGGTCAGCGTAACTTTCTGAGCCTGAATGTTCAGACCAACACCGCCATTCAAACAAGTCACGGCAGTAGCATCATAGTTGCGGACGTTCGTGGTCTTAAACACCAGCTTGAAATTCTTGCCGCTCTTCTTTGCATCGTCTGCGAAAAGCTTATAGCTGATGGTGGCAGTCGTACCGGCCTTGACACAGAAGTAGGTGTCGCCATCTTTGTCGATCTGGTAGCCACCGTTCACCCAGTCAAAGTTGTCGCTGACAGTCATCTTGTTGCTGCCGGAACTCCACAGGCGGTTCGCATCTGCGTTACTGCGGCCAGCGGGGTTAAAGTCCAGCATCAGACCGGTCTTAACGGGCTCAATGGTAATGCCCAAGTCTTCGATCTTTGCGGTAATGCTCTTGATTGTAGCGCCGCAAGTAATGGTCAGAGTGTGAGTGCCAATATCAGAAGATTTAAAACTCCAAGTCTGAGCAGTACGGCCAACAGTCAGTGTAGAAGTCTTAATACCGTCAACTTCCAATGTGATGTTTGCAGTAGAAGAGGCCGGGTTATAGACAGTGTAAACAATGCCGGTTGTACTGTACTGTTTTGCTGTAAACTCCTTTGTGGCACAGCTGATGATCGGTGTGTTATTGCCTTCCTCTGCCCACATGATATCTTTATAAATGGTATTGCTGGTCACAGCTTTGCCATTGATATTTGCAGTCATGGTCACTTCCAGCAGGTGAGCGCCGTGTCTCTGTGCCGGAATCGCATAAGTCATCTGTCTGCCGGTAACCGCAGTTGTAACACTACCAAGCTTTTTGCCATCCAGAGTAAAGGAAACGTCCTTATTGATATTTCCGTATGGAGTAAAGCGGAAAGTAACTTCACCACTATAAACCAGAGAATCATCGAAGATACTCTCCAGATAAAACTCGACAATATTGATATTCCAAGTCTTTGAACCCATGCTGCCAACGGAGTCAGTGACCTGCAATTTGATCTTGTTGTCGCCATTGTGCAAATACTGGGTGATGTCAAAGCTATTCTTGCCCTGATAAACAGTCGTAGTAGCGACCTTCGTGTTGCCAACGTACCATACGCCGGTAGCATCGCCCGTGTCTTCGCCAGAGTTATCCACAGAAGTAAAGTTGAACTCGACAGTTGCGGTATCGCCCTTGACAACAGCGATAGAGGATTCACCAATACGCTCAATGGTGATCGTAGAAGTGCTGCCGCCGCCACCACCGCCACCTTCAATGATAACAGTGGTCTTGACCGTACCGTTCTCCAACAGGTTCAGCTTGGAATCTTCGTAAGTGATATCGTACTCGCGGCCAGAATTCTCATCGGGCTTAAAGTCTTTCAAGGTTTCCTGAATCTTGGCGATATCCGCATTGGCCAGGTCAACAGAGGTCTGAATGCCGCCAACCGTATTCTTCAGGCCACTCACATCACTGGAGAGCACGTCAACGGTCGTCTTGTCTGCTTTTTTATCGAGCAGTGCGTCTGTGGCTTCCTTATTATAATAGGAGGACTTCAAAGTCTCAGGCAGGTCGCCAACACTATTCTTCAGCTCCTGCACAGCGGCATCATTTGTAGTCTTATATTCGGTCAGCTCAGTCTGAACAGGGGTCACAGCAGTGCTGATTTTATTGTCCACAATGCCGTTATACATGCTTACCCACTCAGCAGAAGGGTCAGTGTTCAACTTGATCTTTGTGATTTCTTCAGCACCATTCAGGAACGTCAGAGTGCGGGTATCGTTGTCATACTGCACATTGAAATTTGCCAGACCATCCACGGCAGCGATCTCACCACGCAGCATCGTAACAAAGCCGTCAACCTCGTCCTTTTTATAGAACTGCGCCAGCTTTTCATCTACGCTTGCAACTGCATTTTTTGCGTCCTGTGCGCTCTTCTCGGCGGCAGATGCAGCAACCTGTGCCTCGCCAACCTTCTGACTCATTGTTGCCAGGAACTGGGTATACCAGTCGTTGCCACTCGGATCAACCATCTGCTTGCCGGTCAGCGATTTCAGTACATTCAGTCGGCCATTCGGGCGGGTGCGCCACAGATAGCTCTTGGTAGTGCTTGTATTCGGAACATTCACAGCACCGGATGCCATGATTTCGAATTGCAGCTCGCCCTCTTTGGCAGTAGCGTCATTTGCCACCAACCAGTAAAAGCGGATTTTTGTATTGCTGTAACTCACGTTGATAGGGGAAGCATAGTTCTCCTCTCTGTCTGCATTCAGGTAGTGGATCTGAATCGTCATCTGAAGCAGGTCAATACCATCATAGTAACGAGGCATTTCAAACGGAATGACCTGAGAGTTGGACTCCTGTGTGATGTTGATCTGATTGGCATCCAGCTGAATGTCTTTGTTCTTGTCGATGTAAGACCACTGGTCATCAGAGTAATCAGCAAACCAGGTGTAATTGCCACTACGCTCAAATGTCTCTTCTCCGTTGTCGTCATACACGGCAATTTGGTCTTGGCCGTTTAATTCCAGAGTTGCGACATCTATATCATCAACAGAAACATTTGCGGTACTTGCGGCCTTTTTCGCAGCTAACCGCTTAGATTCTCCAAAAGATAGTGCCATTTGCTCACTCCTTTCTTATTGTTCATCTGCCGTAGTGGCAGTTAATTCGGGGAAATATTTATCAAACAAATTGTCCCGATAGAACGTATATTTGTTGTTTACGATATAAGTGTAATAAGGGTAATAGCGGCTCAAAGAAAGCGACATCGTGCCTTCACCCAGATTCATAGATATACTCTTGATGATCCAATCCACAGGGGTCTTACCGCCCAGATATTTGGCGGCATACTGGATCTTTTCATTCACGTCGAGCCACGGAACCAGTCGTGTAGTCACACTCAAGCCATCGGTCAGGCGGGCACGCTTCCACAGTTCGTATTGACAAACTTCCATGGCTGCGTCATCCGTGGTGTAATTCTCGTAGTCTCCACCTGATAAAATCTCAGTTCTACGACCGATCTTTTCAATGGATAACCGTGCATTGTACAGGTCATCAATATTGTTCGGGTCATTCACACAGATAAAAGCCATGTTGTCGCAGTTATCCTCTGCTTTTTGAGCTTCGATCTCTTTGGTGGCCGGGATTTCGTCCACTAGTTTTGCCATAGCGTGGCTCTGCTGTTGACCCAAAAAGTAGATGCGGCCAGTATTCGGATTCCACTGGAGAACATAATACTTTGTAGCCTTAATACACCCGGGGTCTTGAATGACATCTGAACCATTGGCATCAGTCAGAGAACGATACAGTGTACTTGTCTTTGTCTCAGAGCCAACTTGCTCATTGCCGTCTTTATCCTTGTACTTCCATGTAAATGTCAGCACAACCGTCATAGCGCCACTTGTTACGTTGCCGTTCTTGTCTGTTTTGGCAGCTTCAACATTTGCAGGAGCCACAAAAGATACTTTCGCTTCACTCTTCCATGTTGATTCGGTTGCGTTCAATACAAGGTTGATTGTCTTATTTGTGCCAGACCAGCCCTTTACAGTGGCAGCTCCATCCGCTTCAATCGTCGCGCCAAATACTTCAACACAATTTCGGACAGCGGCATAATCTACCGTGGCCGATTCACCATCGTTGGTCACAAGCTTCTCGAATACTTCTGGATCAAGCACAGGCGGGTCGTCAAATCCACTGGGGATCTCACGACATACAAACACATCATCGTCAAAGTACATCTCAAACGGATAATACAGGTCACGCAATTCTGAGAGAATGTCCCAAACAGTCGAGCCGGTATCATAATCCAAGTCATGTGGGACAGTGCGGCTCCAATAGTCGATGGAATATTTCTTGAACTCTGTCTCATCTCTCAGCACCGCCCAGATGGCATCACCGATACGAGTACCTTTCTCAATGCGATGTGTGCCACCAACCAGCTGTCCACCCAGATCTCCATTGATACGAGAAACCAAGTCAACACAGCTGGCCTGCACAGTATTTTCTGTTGCGCTATATGTAAAGCCATTGGATGTAAATGTATAGCATCCTTCGTTGTACCAATAGATTTTTACACCATCAACATAAGAACTGTCAGCTGAATTGGAATAACTAAGGAACAGGTCGTTATACAGCTCATTCAGCGCGGTCTTTGTGTCAATCACTTCTGCCTGAATGTCGTGCATGGAATGTCCTGCAAACACACTGGTTTTTCCGTATGTCTCCCTTAATTCGTCCTCACTCTAACCGGCAATAGCAGAAACATCCACCTTACCAAGCGTAACTCCGTTCAGAACCATACCTTCAACAGCAGCAATCATCCCATGGACATGCATTTTGTTACCGTACACGAAACTATCGATGCCTGATTTATCTACCTCAAGGATATTGGCAGGGGAGAGACCGCCGCTCATTGACTTCGCTTTTATTGCCACAGCATCCAGATAAGCCCAGATATCATCCTTCACAAGCGGCACAAGTCCGTCTTTGGTCTGCAACATCGGTGTAAATGCGATATAAGGACCATCTTGACAAATTGAGTCATCACTTCCCAAAACTGTGGAGTAATCACCAAGTTTGGTGTACCATTCCTCTGCTTCAGCTGGGTCATCCGGTGGCGTGCCGTCATTGATCTGGTCAAAGAACGTATGATACTTTGAGATATTGGCTCGTGTCCACACCAGCACATCTCGATTCAGATTGTCGATATTGCCGTATTTTGCATAGCCTCTGTTTGTGATGTCCTGAATCAAATCATCATAATTCGTCGCAGCGAGCTGATAATCCGCATTTTCCCTGATCATCTCGTCAATACTCTTTGAAGCACTGATTTTTGACATTCCTCTTCCTGACAGACCAATGAATACACGCACATTTTTACTGATCCAATCCTCTTCCGTCAGGCTGGAAATGCCGCTCTTCTTACCCAGATACAGGGTCACATTAAAGGTTCGCCGCACGTCGGATTCTGAGTCGATAGAAATAGAACCATCGATCACAAGACCTTCCAAACTATCAATTGTAATAAAATCTTTGTTCAGCATATCAATGCGGCAGTAAATATTAGACGAATGATTGTTCAATAGCGCCAGGTCTGCGTCAGTCGGAAGATATGTCATACGCTACCTCCCGGCTGATGATCACTCAGCCCATTGTTATACATGTCGCTCTCACTCTCTGCGTCACCGAGCTCCACAAAGTCGAACTCCAATACGCCCTTGTCGTAGTGATCAGAGCAAGAGATAGACACATTGCCATTGACACCCATTAGCCATCTGCGGCCATCAAACATCTTCAACAGCTTTGCACTGCCATTGGTCAGCCATTCGCTCAGTTCATCACGGAACGCATTGCCGCCATTGATATCAAAGTCTTTCATTGTGTTATCAAAACGAATGCCAACACCAGAGAAGTGGCCGCTGTAATAATTGGCTTCACTGCCAGCAAACAGATACGGGTACTTGCTTCCCATCGTCTCAACAACTGTAGCAGAACGTACCTTCTCAACACTGTCCACTTTCGGTTCAAGGAAGATATGGTAGGTTTTATTGCCGTCAGTGATCACAGCACCATCAAAGTCGCTCACAACGCTGGCCTTCGCATAGCCAAGCTCAATGCCATTTGCAACAGGAGCTACGGCGTACTCATAGTCGGTCTTGCGGCCAATGGCGTACAGGTCGGTATAATCGATCATCACATAACCATCGTCAGCGCTGTACATATAAAAATCATTGAAGTCTTTTGTCTCCAAATCCTGATTCTTTGTTGCCGATACCTCAACACGATAGTATTTCATGTTGTTCAAGAAGGTCTCAGAGAACCACTCTTTATACTCGCTGGAACTCCTGAATTCGTCGGTCGATGTAAAATCACTTGATGCCTTGATGAACTTGCGGTCAGCAGTATATGCAATCAGACAAAACGCCTTGTCCTCAGATTTGAACTGGAAAGAAAGAACTCGATTCTTGTCGATATAATCCGAAGTCACTGCCTTATAGTTGCCCATCGGCTGACCAGTCGTTTTATTGATGTGGAGGTTTGACCAGCCCATCTTCATAATGACATGGTTCAAGTCAATCTCTTCCTGATAAAGCGAAGTCCAGATTGCTGCGCCTTTCTTACGTCGTTTGATTCGCAAGGCATTTGCACCACTGCTTCTTGTCAGAAAATACTGTGCGTGCATACTGATATTAGCCATACGATAATTATTCTGCACGGTGAACTCTACGTCATCCACATACTCTGGATAGTCAGTTCGGAACGCCTGTAAGCCAGTGTCCAGCTGATAACCGCCAACAGATTCTGCCGTCGCTCTCAGATAATACAGGGTATGATTATCCAGTCCATCGATCTGGAACCCCTTCAAAGAATCACGGTAATAATAGCTCACCGACTTTTTCAACAGCTCGCGATTCGCATCATAGAGCCAAAATTCATAACGATTGACTGATTCACCCTCCGATACCTTATACTTGTAAGAGAACTCAAAGGAATAAGAAGGGTAGGGGATAGTAGTCACGCCAGAGGAACTCAGGTCGTTCAGTTTGATTGTTGGTTCCTCGTGACAATAAAATAACAGTTTGTCAGAGTATTCTGAAAACAGATTCGTGCCTTTCAGTCGGCAGCGAATGATCATATAATACGGATCTTTGCGGTTCTCAAACGTGCCTGCCGGAATTGTAAAATATCGTGCCAGACCAGTGCCACCGGCAGGGAATGTACCAAACTTATACACGCCTTTTGAAAGCGTATCACCCTGCAAAATACTGCCCGTCGGAGTATCGAAGACGATAAGAGCAATGATATCAATGTCTGCGTATGCGGCAAACTGAAATGTATGATCCTTTGTGGCATCAAATGCGCCGATTTTAGATAGAATTGGTTTCAAGTTATCACCTCCGAATTATCCTTCGATATATAGCAAAGCTCACCATTGGTATTCACAGCCAGATTCAGTGCGGCCAGAAAATTGTCAACAGTGATTTCTGAAATCGTTTTATTGATATCTGATACGTTCGTTTTCAGGGTCGAGATGTTGGTATTTGCAGCCGAAATCTTGCGTGTCATATCTTGATAGTGATTGGATTCAGCCGTTTTTGCGTCATCAAGGTCTGTCCTCAACGAAGTAATATCAGAAGCATTTTTCTCAATGTTGCTTTTATTGTCGTATACCTGTTTCTTTGTGGCGGTATAGTCTTTGTTTGTAAAACCACTAAAATTATCATTGAAGTCATTCATCGAGCGCCACAGACTAGCTACATCGTTGGCTTCTTTTGTCTCAAGAGCGCCAACACGTTCAACCGCTGCGTTTGCAGTTGTGTCATCCGTGTACTTTGTCGCAACAGCCCAGTCGCTGAATGTCCATTTTTCGGTTTCACCTCTTGCAGTAATACAGATATACAATGCACCACCGACACCGCCATAAATCCATAGATCATTCACATCGTATGGAGCAGTCGGTGTGTCAGTAAAAACACGGACTTTTTCTGTCGCAAGATCTCGTGCGGATGTTGCCATCGACAGTGCATTGATAACACCGGCATCAACAATTTCCATCCAGAAATACTGCTGTTTATCCTGGTCATATACCCAACGATAGCAAATGCCAGTCCTTTTATCATAGTAGATGTCGTTGACGTGCGCTTGTTTCTCTTCATCTGTCTTCCAATCTGAAGCAGGATAGTTGTATGTATGCGGATGACCATTTCTGTACCAAGTATTGATGGTATTTTTCAGCTGATCCTGAACAGTATCTTCTGTCTGCTGGGATTTGTCTTTCATCGACTCAAACTCGGCGTTCAAGCTATCAACACCGGTCACCAGAGATTTCACTGTCAAAATCTCAACGCTGGTATTACTCTCCGATACGATCAGGTTACGGAAGTTGCCCTGCAATGCAGTCACAACAACCTTCTGGCCCACAATGTAGTCGTGATTTGTTACAATGCCGTACTCGCCACCGAATACAGCGATTTTATAGTGCTGGTCTTCTTTTTCTGTAATCACTCCATAGGCGGACACGTCAAATTTTGCGTTCTTTACGGCGTGTTCGGCGGCAGAAGTCACCACTTCGGCCAGCACATCAGTTACCGATTTATCTGCCATCCTATTCCTCCTAATCAAAAATAAAAGCCGACCTGCTAGGCTATCCTAGTGGTATCGGCTGTAAAAACTATTACTTACCGCTTACTTTGCATTTGAGCAACCTTAGTCGGTAACTTCTGTTTGATTTCATTTGCCAGAGCATCAGAGCTGCCAACGGGATTTGTGATAATAATATCGCCAATCGAAGTTGTAACATCTCCACCGCCGCCCTGAACAATCGGCTGAGAACCGTACTTTGTCATCTGCTTCTGGAACCATGCATCCGGGTTGCCGCCCATCTCGAATAGGCGAGAGGTGATATCGGCAGGGACAACACCATCGCCAGTCTCAAGATAAGTGTACCGACCGGAATCCGGCTTACGAACCAACATCTCAGGACCCTGTTCATCGACATTAGCCATATGCGGGAACTTAGCAGACTTAACGCCAGACGCATGATGGATAAGAAATCCAATTCCAGCACCAATAAGAGAGCCAACTGGACCGAACAAAGATCCAGCTACAGCACCAGCTGCAGCGCCACTCCAGTCAGTATCCTTCTTTGTCTCTGTCTTTGGAGTTGTGGTTGTTTGTGTCTCTTGCTTTGCCTTCTCTGCCTTTGTAGCGACAGCTTCAAATGCATCGCCTGTGGTCGCCAAATCGTTTTTAATCGATGTAACGGCAGCTTCGCATCCAGCCTTAATGGCGTTATAAGACTGATCCATCACCCACTGCATATTGTTTGCTAAATTCGTAGCGCCAGGTTCTACATTCTTCCACGAATTATCTGCATCCGTTTTCAACTGACCATTCTCACCAAATGTATCAGAGCTCGAAGAATCAATCTCGGCATAACCATCTTTCACAGTTCCTTGAGTCATATCTGCCAGATTAGTTACGCCAGCTTCGTTCATGCTCCAACTATTGTCAAAGCACGCACGCATATCGTACATCAGCTTCTGGGTGTCTTGGCTGGTGTCAGCCCATGCCTGCTCCATTGTCTTTTGAACATTGGTACTCAGGGTCTTTACACCACCGCCAACCTTAGTCCAGCTGTGACCGAATGCTTTGGAAATCTCATTCATGGCCTTATTTGTACTGGCAACAGAAGACTTATAAGACGCATTCAGCTTATCCGCAATCTCCTTAGACATGTCGCTGGAAGTGGAAGCGAGGCTATTCCATCCGCTGGTATAAATCTTTTGCAGCGAATCAAACATCGTGTTGGTGACATCTTCAACCTGTTCGGCGCTCAGACCGGTATTCTCATTCAGTGCATCAAAGGTGTTGTTTACCAGCTCATTCATCTTTTCAGACATCTTTTTACTGGTTTTTTCAATATCCTTTGTGTCCAAACCGAGCTCGCCAGCCACAGATTTCCAGCTAGACTCAAAGTTGCTCGTCATAGACGAAATTTGGCTCTGAGCCGCCTTCTTTGTGTTGCTGGTGGATTCTGTCACTGTCTTAGAGGAGTTGATCTTACCGACCGTAGACATACGATATGCAGTCTTGGTGACCATATAAATCATGCTTTGAACGGCGGCAATGATCGGATTATCACTCTTCTTGAAGATATCAGAGAGTCCAGACATGAACTCGTTTGTATCACCAAGGATCTCATCATACTCGCTCTCGAAAATTGAGCCAACACCAGCGGCTGCGGCAGCTGCTGCACCACTCAATTGAGCATTCGGACCTTGGGCACTCATACCAGCACCGGCAGCGGCACTACCAGTCACTTCGGCCAAGCCCTTTGCCAGCCAGCCCTCGGGGTTAGCACCAATCGCCATCAGGTTGTCAGTTTCCTTTGCAGGGATAACACCGTCGCCCTTTTCAAGATATGTCATGCGTCCCTGGTCGGGGTTACGAACAATCAGCTCTTCGCCCTTTTCGTCAACGTTTGCAATCTGGCCCTTCTTAACGCCACGAGTACCCTTTGCATATTTCTTTGCTTGGAATGCAGGAGTAGGTTCATCAACCTGTGTACTGGAAACATTACTTGCAATTGAAGCAATCGTAGCAATCAAAGCAACTGCACCTGCAACTGCTGCGGCTGCTGCGATCCAACCAGCGACAGGAATGGAGGCCAGAGCGGCGGCAATTGCCTGCATCATAGCGGCCATAGCACCGCCAACGCTTGTCACCAGAGTACCAAGTCCAGCAAAGATAGAAGGGAAGAAGCTCACAACGCCAGACGAGATAGCACTACCAATGGACTGTGCGCCAGCCGCAATTGGGCCAAACATACTTCCGATGGTATCAACAATATTTAACAAACCACCATTAGCGACATTATTTGCTGTTGAGAATCCGTTCGTAAAGAACCCAATAATATCAGTAAACAAGTTGCCTGTTTTACCAGAAATGGCATCACTTACACTATTGAAAATCCCGCTTATATCCCATAGATTTCCATTAGTTGCACTTAAAAGACGATCAAAGAAGTTACTAGATGTTCCTTCAATACTACGTGTACCAACAGATACATCACGACCGATGATTTTTAATTTCGCATTATTCCAAGAAATAAGATCATTGAAACTTTTTCTGTTCTTACCAGTAATCCAGTTCCAGCCGTCAGAAACAGCCTTAGCTGCTCCATCGAACATCTTCTTGAAACCGCCACCAAGATCAAAGTTACCGCTTTCGCCAGTGAATATGTTCTTGATCTGGTTGAAAAGTCCAAAGATTCCACCGCCATCAGTGCTTACACCGCCAGAAGTAAAGAATGTTATAACGTCGTTAAGCGTTTTAAGAGTATTGATTAGTTTTTCGAGATTTGTAATAGCATCACTGACATTAGTAGCAGACTGAATGTCACGCATATTGTCTAGGATACTATTCTTAAAGCCATCATAGTGACCTTCCATCTGCTCAAAGGTCATGGCCTCGAACTCGGCAGTGTATTTTAGCTTCTTCTGATAATCATCCCAACTGGTGCCGATAAGGCTATTTGCTTCCTGAACTTTATCTTTGAGCTTGTTTAACCTGTCAATTTCATCTTTCTTCTTATACTCGCGTTGCTTGTCAGACAGGTTTTGACCAGCTTCACGAACGGCATTTTCATCTGCTTTCCATACGAAGCCCTGACCTCTGCCGCCATATACATGGACAGTCTTATTGGCCTTTGCACGCTCGTATTCATCCTGAAGTTTTGCCAGTTCGATTGCTCGTTCCTGTGCATCGTTCTCTTCGTTAAGGGCATCAATTCGTTTATCGATGACATCAATCCAAGCATCACCCTGAATCTTTAGGTCATTCGATTTATTCTCGTTGAATTTTTCAAATACACCAATTAGGTCACTCAGGAGGCTCTTAATATTTCCGAGTGTTGTCTCGAAGTTTTTAGCCTTATCTTCTGCGCTTGTAAAGCCATCACCGGATGCAATTACGGCATCCCTCAATTCACGAAGACGTTGAGCAAGTGCTTTTGTTTCGTCTGCGGCATCATACTCATCAATCATTGCGTTCAGTTTTGCAATGAAAAGTTCCTTATATGCTTCTGTATTGAACTTCAGCTGATTACCTTCAAGACTCAAACACTTAATGTAATCATCATCGAGACTCATCAGCTTCTGATAATTGTCGATACTTAGGCCACCATAAGTGTTGTATTGAGTGACAATATCAGAGATATCGGAGAAACCGCTTTGGAAATGATCAATCCTGTCGGTTGCATAATTCAAAGAAGAACCAATTCCATCAATGCACTCACGAATGCTCATCACGTTGTTTGCAATCTTGGCGGCAGCATCTTCAAAACCTTGTGCAAGATATGCTCCAGCAGCACCACCGGTCTCACGGGCAGATGCCGCAAGTTCTTTCAAATGATCTGCAAACATCTGTTTAAATGCATCGCTGTTGTAGTCAACTTCTCCGGTTTCGGAATTCAGAGCACTAGCATATTTTGAATTTGTAAATAGGTCTGTGTTTTCATACAGATTACGAACAGCCTGATACTGCTTCTCAATGGCATCCATATCCAAAAAGCCAAAGTCGTTATCCTTTTTCTGTGTGCCAACATCGTAAAGGTCAGAAAATGCGGATTTTATAGCGTCCGTCTTTTCTTTGGCTTCGTCCATCGCGGTTCCGTAGCCCTTGATGGCATCAGTCAGTTGCTCGAAAGAGATGGTTTCGGAGTCAACGCTATCATTTAGGTAACTGAGAATCTTGGCTAACTCATAAGCCGACTTTCCATCGTCATCAGCTGTATTAGCGGCAACAATTTGCTGTTTAATATAATCCTTGAACTTCGCAGTATTCAAAACCAACTTGCCGTTTTGTTTTGTCAGACAAGCAGTATACTTATCTTCAAGTCCAGCTAAAGATTTCGCAGTATTAGCACTAACATAGCCATACTGGTTATATTCTTTCATTGCGCTGACAAGAGTATCGAAAGCGGATGCTGCATCGGATACAGATTTGCTGGTGCTCTTTGACGCGCTCGAAGTTTTATCCAAATATGTGCTAGGGTCTTTGTCCTTCAGGTCAAGCCACAACTCATCCAGGTTCTCCCAACTGTCAATTTGTTGATTGATAGCTTTTCGGATGGCGTAGAACTCATCGCCACTACCATACTTTTCATATGCTTCTTGTAGTGCCTGTTTCTTTGCGTCACGAAGCATCTGCTTGGATTGAGACATGTCGCTCTTGGCTTGACCAAGAATCTGATTTGCTTTCTCAACACTTGTGGTAGCAAGAATTCCTTGAATCGTATTATTCAAAAGACTAACACGATAAAGGTCAATCTCGGCCTCTGCTAGTTTTTGCACAGATTCTGTGTTAATAGACATCTGACCGTCACGTTTTACAAGACAAGCAAGATACTGCGGTTCCAGCTGGCTAAGAGCCTGCAGGTTATCGACCGTTACCCAGCCATTTTTATTATACTCATCAACACATGTGGACATGGTTTGATAAGCATTCTGCAGATTATCAATCCGCTTGTTAGCATCATCGAAAGCCTCTGCTGCGGCCTGAGCAGCTTCTGCGGCAGACTGAACGCCATCTGCGGCAGAGGGAGAAACACGACCGATTTCGACTAAGACATCAACAAACGCCTGAATCTGCTCGGTTGTAAATCCTTTTACGGTCATGAATTCACGAATCTTATCAAGCGCAGCTTGCTGGTCAGGAGTAAGGAGTTCTACATTGATACCGTTCAACAAATCAACAAGCTTAGATGCGTCGAACCCATCAATGGTGCTCTGTAAAGTTGCGAGAGCACCGTTCAAAGCACGAGCATTCGTGCTAGTTAGAGCTCTTGCAGTTTCAAGCTTGCGTTGTGCGAGTTCATTGTCTTCAACGGCATCCGTAGATTCACGATAAGCATCCACCTCATCCTTGAGACAATCACGAGTCTTTATGATCCACTGATACAATCCAGAACTTGCGACTTTCTCACTACCCATATTATCAATGAGTAGCTTTGAAGCAGCATCAAGACGATCGTAATAATCGAGAATGCTATTGATGTCTTTCGGATTATAGCTTCCAAAAGAGAACTGATTTGTATCGCCGTTAAAGCTACCATATCCAGCTTTTCCGAGCACGCCGATTGCTTCATCGGTTGGGTCGGTCAACAGGGTAGTGCTTTTTGCTTTCTTTGCGGTTTCTTTTAACTTGTTGCCTTGTGCGGTTACATTCTCAACAAGAGCATACTTACTTGCACGAAGTTGCTCTGCCGTAATGTCTTCAAGAACCTTCTTTTGGTCTTCATATTTACCGTTTTGAAGATCAATATTGTTCAGCTTTGATTCGTCAAAGCCAGCCTGTTGTTTCAAGAGGTCTATAATTTCTTCTTGAATATCACGAGCCTGTGCGTAATCATCGGAGTCCCAAGAACCTCTATCTCCAAGATTTTCATACTCAGAAGTAAGATTCTTCAAACTCTCTGTTGCACTTTGAACTTCATTTGCTGCAGTCCGAGCATTCTCAGCAGTTGTGTTAATCAATTCTTTTTGCTCTTGAATATGCTTAATAATAGCAGATGCTCCGAGTGCCACGCCAAATGCAACAACTGCATTCGCTAGAGAGGTAAAGAAACCTAAGAACTTCTTGTTGTTGAATAGAGATGCAAGAGACTTGCCAAACTCTTCAGTTCCAACTTTACTTTTAAGAATATTTGATATATACTTAATTAAAGCAAAATTGGTGTCTCCAAGAGATGCTTTAAAAATCTTGTATTTGTCAATTACACCAGAAATGGCATCCTTTAACTTTTTATAAGAGTCTGTGAACTTAATAACATTTCGAACTTGCTCAGTTCCATCTCTTTTTGTAATCTTTTCAGTTCCAGTTTCAAATAAAGTTAATATCGATTTTGAGGAGAGAGAAAGATATGAATGTAAACATAGAAAATGTAGATTACTGCCCTTTCTGTGACAAATACTCCGTCATGTTCGACAAATGTATGTCGTGTCAGCGGCCATTACTTTCGCTGACCTTCTGGAATACACTCACAGAAGAGCAAAGAGAGGAAATGAAGAAAAAACTTGAGAATGATGGCAAAGGCCCTCATAAAAGAATTACATGGAGAGAAGAACAGGACGAGTTTGATGCTAAATTCCGTAAAGAATATACTATGCCTCCAGCACCAACCGAACCTGTGAAAAAACCTGAGCCAGAACCGGAGAAAACTGTTTATATTCCCAAATGTCCCGTCTGCGGTTCACCAGACTTACGCAAGATCAGTGCAACCTCAAAGGTTCTGGATGTTGCTTTTTGGGGATTTGCCGCTGGCAAGCCAAAGAAAACATATCACTGCAACAACTGTGATTATGAATTTTGAACATAAATAAAGCCCCTGTTAGATAGACATCCATCTAGCAGGGGGCTGATAAGTTATATTTTGTTCTTATCGCAAAACATAACTTGCAATTTTCGATTCTGTATTACAGTACATGAATTCAAAGCGCTTAACGCTAGACATAGGAATACAGAGCGCAGTATCACGGTTCGGATTGCTTGCGGCAGCTGTCATACTATCACCCATGCGGTCTTTGCCGATTGCGTGTTCCGTTAAAACGACATAATCGTCATCGGCATTCTCAAGCTTGCCATAAATAAAAGTTCCGTCATTCATGTGAAGCATAAGATAAGTGCCTTCTTTGAAGTCAATATGTCGGCTCCAAACATTGTCGCCTGTTTCATAGCCTAGTTTTAAACCAAACCATTCCCGCACCTTGACCGAATTCTTGGCTTTGAAAAATATTGCGGCACATAGAATGCCAACGATAACATAAACAACTACAATTGGAAATCCGACGATTACAAAATTTCCAAGTAAATAATCTATGTAATCAACACAATACTTTATTGTAAAACCAAGTGCAATACTAAGTGCTAAAAATCCTTGGTACTCAATTTTCTTTAATGAAAGCTTTGTATAGAACCAAACACATAAGGCACCTGGGACAAAGACATTGAAAAGCGTTTCGACATTATTTATTAGTTTTATTACCTCCGTCATTTGACCCTCCATTCATTCTATCTCTGTTTTTGAAATATGGACTATTCTGCGCCTGTTCAGACCCGTGACCGGAATATGTATATGTGTTCTGCGGTGGCTGTTTTTTAGGCAGGACGGGATTATAGGTCGAGGTCTCGGGAATATGATTTTTCTTTTCCATGATTCAACACTCCTTTTACAAGAGTGTATCATAGACTGTCGTAAAAAGCAATGCAAAACGCCCGGCCTCCCAGTAATAGGGAAGTCGGGCTTGTTCATTATGATGGCTGCACATCAGTTATTTCAGAAGTTCAGCGATTTCTTCAGCAGTCATACCGCTGGCCAGTGCATTGGCAACAATATCTTCTGCCTTTTTGCGATTCAGCTCTGCGGCAATCTTTTCATCGGCATCAGCCTTTTTCTTTTCGAGCTTTACAATCTCTTTGTTGAGTTTTTTCAACTCTGCTTCTTTTGCTTTTCTTTCAGCATTCAGCGCGGCAATATTCGTGCCGAGTGCTGCGATTTCTTCAGCGAGAGATTCTGCGGCAGTATTTTTCTCAGCGATCTGTGCTGCGTAATCGACGCCATCGAGAACCTTTGCTTTATTCTTGCTTCCTTTGGGTCTTGGCATAATATAATACCTCCGTATATTTTTGATACGCGATTGTACTTTTATTATAGCCAGAAAATTTCAGAAAAGCAACCTCTTTCTCTATGTATTATAAATTACATTATAAAGTATTGACACGTTTGTGTCGATGCGTGTATAATAAGTAGGCAATCAGGGGTTCTACTTCGAACTTCGCCATTCATAGATGTAAAAATAGGCGGTCACCCTCCCAGCGGCCGGAAGGCAAGTAGGAGCGTGTATTTCTTTAACTGCCTTCCGGCAATATTGTCGGAAGGAGGATGTTGCCATGGATTTAGAGATGACAACTGTCTACTATGCAGCTATGCTGATCTTCGGGTTTGCAGGCTTTGTAAAGACAGTTCTTGAGATTCGAGAAATGCTACATCGTCACAGCGAAAGCCGTGATAAGTAAAAGAGCCGCCTATGTCCAGTAGGCAGCTCTTCATGCGGGATTGAGATTGACTAGATCTTGATTCCATTTGTTTGATGCTAACCGAGGGAACCGTCTATTGGAACTCTTGGTTGCTTTTATTATACACTTTTTAGAGTACGCTGTCAACGAACAACAGTGTACTTTTTCTTTTTATTCAATTATTCAATCATTTTTCTCCTATTTATATCGCGCCAGAGAAGCGCGTCTCCTCATTTCCACCTACTTCTTCAAGTCGTCTGATTACGTCTGAGGTGGACTTCTGAACTTTCGTCCAGAACTGACTATCCTTCCAGTGGTTGCTCACTGACCCTTTTTAGTCGATGAACCTCTTCTATTATAATAGGATATATATAATACATTTTTCTGAGCAAAACTCACTTGACAGATTATTCCAACAAGAGTAAACTCTTAATTGCGAATCTGCTCCTCCAACAATATTGAGCCTAACGGTACGCGGACTTGCCAATGGTAGCTGGCTGACGTGACCTCGCGCCGTCCAAAAGATCTGCAAAGCTTATTGTTAGGAAGGAGGTCATGGACATGGCAACGATTCGGGCTACCATCCTTAGCGTGGCAGAGTTCGTTACGACGTTGGGCTATGCTCTGTACGTCATTGCGTACTTAATGCGTTAAGTGAGGGCCGTAGGGTGTGTTCATGGCACATTCTACGGCTTAGTTTTTGTGTGGTTTTGCACAGAAAAATGTATTATATCAAACTTTCATATTAGAAGTCGGCTGCTGACCGCCCATTGTAAACGCTACTTAGCACTCAATTATTACCATATTTTGACAATACGATAAAACCGAGCTTTTATCTCAGCATATAGCATCCATATCCTTATTTCTATCTTTCGATTCCTACCTTATATAAATATAACAATAGGCGATATGGCTCTTAGGGTTTCCCAGCACTCTAGGGGCTATTTTATTTTTACATGGTGCCGCATCCTATATTTTTATACGCAACAAATATAAGAGGGCATATTAACTTTACCCGCACCATTCTTGAGCTTTCCGCTCATCTGCATTACAGACAACACGCCAGAGATGGCAGCCGTCAAAGTGGGTAATGCACCTGCAAATTTTACAGCACTATCTGCACCGTCAACAAAAACCGTTGCAAGATCTACGAAAAACTTCGGAATATCAGACTTCATCAAGTCCGTACTAAACTTCTGGAATGCAGAATCAAGCTGATTAAGCTTCGCCTGCAAGGAATCCATGTACGTCTGGTTCTCACGCATTGCGCTGCCGCTAGAATTAAGTGCCTGCTTCATAGCATCTTCAGCAACGCTAAAATTATTCAGCAGGGCAGATGTACTCTGACCTCCACGCTTACCGGCGATCAATTCGGTAATATTTGCCTGAGTGGTATCAGAAAGGTCTTTCCAAACCTCAGAAAGCTCCTTCATAATCTGATAGGTTGATTTGAAGGTATTATCATCCTTCATGATATCAACCCCAGCAAGTTGCTTCAACTCAGAGCGAAGCTCAGATACGGAACTCGCCATTCCATCCGTAGCAATACCGGCATTTTCTGCATCAGTCTTCGAAGCACGAAGGTACATACTCAAAGTTTTTAGGTAAGTGCCACTCGCTTCACTATCCTGAAGTACGCCATTTACAGCGGCTGCAAGGCTAAGAGTCTCTTGATATGTATTTCCGGCGGCAGACATCGCAGCAGAACTTTTCTGCATGATAATTCCGAGATCATTCATACTGACAGGCTCTGTATTCGCGATTTGGTTCATGCAGTCCAAAAGATGTTCTGCGTCGTCTGCAACCAGACCAAAGCCTTGCATTGTAGAAATCAGGTAAGAGGAGGCAGTTGTTGCGTTATCAATCTGATCTCCAACGTTAGCCATAAGCGCAGACACACGAGCAAGCTCTTCAGAGTCTTTGTCCGTATATCCGAGTCGTTTCCAGTCAGCAGTACTACTTACAAGGTCAGAAATATTCGCACCAAGCTCACGAGCATTTGTTGCAGTTCTGTCGAGATATTCATTCATCTCGTCGCCAGTCATTTTACTGACCTTTTTGAGTTCAGTTACAGCCGTATCAAGCTCAAGAACGTTATCATAAACCTCTCGCAGACCTTGTTTGACCATTGCAACGCCAGCCATAGCGATGGCGGTCTGGAAGTGCTCCTTAAACAAACGAGACAGTTTTTGACCAAGCGTTTCAGTTTCTAATCCAGCTTTATAACAAGCGTTTTTAAAGTTCTCAACCGCCTGCTCTCCAGCTTTAAAATACGTACTAGAGTCCTTTAACATTGCAAGAATTCTCTCGTATTCCTGCTCGTATTCACTGCCATTAAATGCACTTGTTAAAGAATCTTTGTATTTTTGAAGCTCACGAATCAAATTATCCAGATGAAGTCTATTATCAAGCTCTTTTCCTGTCAATTTTGACTCACTGGAAAGATTAGCAAATGATATGTTTGTTGCATCTATTGCAGTTCTTAAAGTATTAAACTGAAGATAGAGGCCGCTCAAATCACCAGTCTCGATAGCTTGTCTTAAACCTAACGACAAACTTTGAACTCTTCGCTCAATTTCTGGAAGACTGTTTCGTAAATTAACAAGCTCTTGGTTATCAGGATTGATTGAATCAACACTATGTAACTTTATACTTAATGTAGCGTACTCTTTTATAAAGTTTTGAATAGCAATTCTTGAATTGTCAAGTTGCTTTGCAAAAGAATTATCTGATTGAAACTGAAGCTTTTGCTGTAATTTATCTAACTCGCTACCTTCACCTATAGAAATATACTCTCTAAGAGTATTCATAAGGTTAGTTAATTCTGTTTCTGCTTCAGCCAAACGTCTTTGCCAAACTTCAATTTGACTACCTTGTTTTGAATGGTCAGCGGTAGATAACTTGTTATTTAATTCTCCAATCTCTTTAACAAGTGAATAAAATTCTTTTTGACCTGATTTTGCTTGAATATCTGCTAGTCGAGCAGCAAACAACGCACTACGATTATTTAACTCATTCATGATGGTATCGAGCTTACTGAATTCTCCAATCTCGATATTACCACTAAGCTCATTCATGAGCTCTGTCATACGAGTGCCCATCTCGTCAAGCTGACGATTACATTCTTCAAGCTCTCTTACACTACCTTCCGGTAGCATCATTGCTTTATTATTTAGGTCATTAACTTTTTTTACCAGATCGTAAAATTCTTGCATTCTTGCATTGAGTTCCGCAACCTGTTCAGTATCAGCCTTTTTTGCAACAGCAAGATTTTCCTTTCCTGTAACTTTTCGAGTTAATTTATCAAGGTCGCTTCCTTCTTCAATATTGATATACTCACCATAAGTATTCATCAACTCGGTAAGACGACCTTCTGCAATTTGTAATTGACGAGTCCACTCCTGAATTTGATTTGTCTGTTTTGAATAATCTGCTGTTTCAATTTTTGTATTTAGTTCACCGATTTCTTTAACAAGGTTTCCAAATTCGGTTTTACCAGCAGCAACCTCTGCATCCTTGAGTCTCGCAACAACCATTGCGGTGCGCTGTTCAAGAACCTTCATTTCCGATTCAAGTTGACTCATTGAGCCAATTTCAATCTTATCGGAAAGCTCGTTCATAAGGATCTTCATCCTTGCTCCGGCTTCATCAATAAGTTTATTATATTCTTTTAACTCATTTACGTTTCCGTCTGGAAGTGACAGAGCCTTATTATTTAACGTATTTACCTTTTCAACAAGAGAGTAGAATTCTTTTAATTTCTTTTCTGACTCATCAACATCAACATTAACTTTAATTGCTCCATTACTCTTGCTTGTTGATCCTTGAACCTTTTTAGCTGCCTTCTGCACAGCGGCATCAACATTAGATTCATCTATTTTCAAAGTGAGTTTTGGAGACTCTACCTTTTTAATGATTCGCTTCAATGCGGCATTAACATTGCCGATGGTTGCGCCTTCGTTTACACCAAAAGCAATCTCAACAGGAGCCTTTTTAAAACTGTTTTGAACTCCTTTAAATTGATTTTTTAACTCCTCTGTAGTAGTATCAAGAACGACCTTGACCTTTATGGCCGTTACAGAGGAAGTATCAGCACTACTTGCGGTGTTTGTATTATCCGCCATACCGTTGGTCACCTCTCTTTTCCATTTTCAACATTCCTTTCAAAACAAAAAAGAGAAGCGGCCAGCTCCTTAAAGCCAGCCCTCCTCTCATTGAATTTTATTCCAAATAAATCCTCATAAAAGATGGCTTTTACAATCCATGTAAAGCCGTCTTAACAATCATTGCCGCCTCGACTTGTGCAGGAGCAATAAACGGACGTGCAGGGCGATATTCTTTCTGTCCGCCAGACCGAAGATAATAACTTAGATCCATCTAAAGACCATTTTCAATCCAGTTCGCAAACATAGTTCCACCAACAGCCGCGTTCTCACGCTCATCAAATAGAATATTTGCTCCACCATATTCGTTCCAAACAATCGGTGAGTCACCAAAATGATATTCTCTGTACAGTAAAGTATCTGCTACACGTTGAGAATCGAGCTTTTTCCCACCAAGAAAATAAGACGGTTGCGGTTTTGCAATATCTTTTACAATCATCGTAACAGTATTCCCATCACGAGTCACACTACTTACAATATTACTTGCATCTTCGATTCCAGCAGAGCGAGCGGACTGTGATTTAATATTTCTCCTTGCACTTGTCTGTAAAACGGATTCAATTTGCGGAGCTACGTCCTGCATAATCTGCTCTACACCATCTGCCACATCACTCAATAGATCATCGAAGTTTGTGTATGACTGTTTCATTCACTCCACCTCAAATCTCAAACCGATCCTTTGCGGACTGAATCTTGGTCGTATCCTTCTTGATGTAATACTTGTTGGTCACATCCGTACCAGCATGGTTAAGCAGGGAAGATACGTCCTCCAGACTCATACCGGCATTCTTCAACAGAGTAGCACCACTGTGCCGGAAATCGTGCGGATGCAACGTTGGCTCATCAATCATCTCGCCAATCTTCTTACACCAGTCACCGGCAGTGCTTGAGGTAATCGGCATCCATGCGCCATTGATTTTCGTACCAACGAACACATAGCCACCATCCTCAATATCATGCTCAGTGCGATACTCTTTCAGTTCTTTCAAAAGCTCAGAAACTTCCTTGCTGAACATCAAGTCAACAATTTTGCCTTCCTTTTCCAGAACGTCATGCACCATGCGGTTCTCATAATCGACAGACTTCCAGAGTGTATTTCGTACAGCATTGACACGAGCCATCGTGGACAGTGAGAACAGTGCGTACAGACGCAACGTCATCGCATTATCCTTCATGTGAACGGTGGTCGCAGATTCAACCATAGCGTTCAGCTTCTCTCGCATCAACTTAACCTCGTCCGGTGTAAGGTATGTCTGCTTCACAACAGCCACGTCCTTGGTCGGTCGGTCAATGAACTCCATCGGATTTTCTTTGATAATTTTCTTCTTGCGAAGATACCGATATAGCGCAGAAATTGTACTCATACGCCGTTTCATACGAGCAGAGTTGTTTCCATGCTTCTTACAGTAGAACAGAAATTCCTCGATATCCTCTTCCTCAAGTTCCGTCACAGGGGCATTACCCTGATTGTCCAGAACATAAATCATCCACTGCTTGAAATCAGATTCATAATTGTAAACAGTAGACGGGCTGAGGTCACGGATGCCCATATCAGTCTCATATCTATCCCAGTATTTCAAAGACACTGGGTTTACGTTCTTGAACTTCTCAGCATCCCATAGCTTCAGCGGTTTACTTCTTGTAGCCATATTAAAATTCCCTCCAACCCACCTCTAAAAGTGTTTATTCCTTTTTATCTTTTGCCAGCACAGCAGAGATCTCCTGCTTATTGTCCAGCAGGGCAGACATAACCTGAGAAGCCTGATTTACATCAAAGTCTCCAAGGCTCTTCTTTGCCTCATCCAGATAATCCTTCAGGTAATCAATAAACTCGGCAAACGCATCGCGCTTGTTGCAAATTGTCAGAGCCAGATACTCATCGTGAGAACGCTGCACACGCTCCTGCACTGCCTTCTCAAGAGAATCATACTGATCCCAGAACGTAGAAGTATCGCAACCTGCAGCTTCAATCTTCAGGTTAAAAGACTCATAAGCAATGCGCGGCCACTCAGTCTGCGGTTCATTGCGATAATCATAACCAACAAAATACTTCAAACAGGTCAGCCGAAATGCCACATCAAACAGCGCAGGCTGATAATCGTCCTGAACAGTACACATCTCAATGACCTCTTTCACGAAGTCAATTCGCTCCTGAAAATTTAAAACCTTCATTTTATCTCCCTTTCGTCTGTGCTTGCTTTAATTTCTTTCGCTCTTTTCGAGCTTTTTTTAGGTCGTCGTAATCGACCCAACCTCCATCAATTTTGGAGTATGTAATCCAGCGGTAATCTACATCAGGGTACTTGAACCAGAACATCTTGCGCTTCATCAGCGCAACACTATCAGCGAATCCTTTCGTATCAATCACTTGTTTGCTGCCATCTCGATATGTAATTTCATAGTCCGCCACATAATCAATCTTCCGCACCGCTACGTCCTTTCCGTCTTTATCGACCCGGCGGAACGCTTCCTGCAGAAGGAAGGGGACTTGCTTACGACACTCTACAATTTCGCCGCTTGCCAGTCTTGGCAATACAATATCTCGATAAAACAACATTTCTGCCTTACTATCATAAACTACGCCATCGTATGTTCTATCTGCTGGATTCTTACTGACATTAAACTTTGTCCTGTTCTTTTTCTCCATAAAACCACCACGAAAAACAAAGGGGCGGTTATGCCAGCCCCTTACGATTTGATGTTCTCTTAACTACCGGCTTCACGGGCGTCTCATCCTTTACATCACTAGATGACTCATTCTCAGCCTTTGCAGGCTCATCCATGATCTCATGGAAAACATCACGAACAGCTGGGATAAAAGTCTCTACCTCGGCTTCCGTAACATTCTTGTACTTGCGCATCAAAAGAGTAGTCAGATCTGCTTTTGCCGTCTCTTTTGAAATAATTCCCTGACGATACTGGTTTACGGCAGTCCACACAAGAAAGTGCGGCTCAGTGTCGCAAATCATTCGCCAAGGATTAAGACGCGCATCCTGCTCGCAATGCGGGCAAACCGGATATTCTTTTCCGCAAGTACGGCACCAATTCAGATTTGCCATTAGGCAGCAGCAGTCTCAATACGGAACAGGCGCTTGTCTTCAGAGCAGTATTCCTGAGTAGCGCTAATCTTGACCGGATGAGCCAGCTCATTGGTGAAAGTCATATCGATAGCATTATCCATCTTGGCATTCGGGAAGATGATACGCATCAGCTTCTTGTTTGCCTTATCGCAGGGATTGTAGCAGAATGCCTCAATTACGAACTCGCCCTCGGTAGAGAACTTATCGGCGCTATCATTGATAGCAATACCCTCCTCGCTCTCGTACTGATACTTCACAACAAAGCGGTCACCAGCCTTCAGATTTGCACCAGTGGGCAGAGTGACCTCAGTACCAGTAACAGAGAACTGAGACTCTGCGGTCTCACCCAGCTCAAAGGTCTTCAGTGCATTACCCTGACCATCGACCAGATCGATGTACTTAAAGGGGGCATTTGCAACAGCAGTCTTGGGGGTATGGGTCAGAGTCAGCTTCTTGCCGTCAGCAGAAGTCAGGTACTCAACAGTAGTAAAGACCTGCTTTGCCTCAGAGGAAGCAACCTCCTTCTTGGAGCCCATCTGCTCTGCCAGAGCACCCAGATGCATCAGAGCATTAGACCAATCTGCCTCTGCAGTCTTGCTCTTATCGAATGCCATGATGTTGACGCCCTGTGCATCCTGAGCGTAAACGGTCTCGCCGCCCAGAGTCAGCTTGAAATCCTTAACCTGATTCATGGTCCACAGACGCTTGCCGTTCAGATCATACTCGTGAATGCGATGAACGCGGTCAATAACGACCTCATTAAAATTAAAATCGCTCATAATATTCTTCCTTTCAATTTATTTGGATAAAATAAAAGAGCAAGGTCAATCAACCTTGCTCGTCCAATCCAGTTGTGCTTTTGGAATCTTTCCAAATTCCACGGTGCCAGCATAAACGCCATGCATCGTATTGTCGTAGTTCTTTATTTGCTGAATCTTTCTTACATGATTCATAAACACACTCATAGGGTAGTTCATAGCCTTGAAGTAATCCGCTTTAAAGCCGGAGGAGCACGCCATTGAGAGAACAAGCTCCGCAAGTCGTGGCTCATAACGCTTTATTTTCTGATACTCCAAATTATCTCTGGCTTCCTCTATCATTGCAATTCTTGTGGGTTCGTCAGCGGCAAATTCGGAATGCTTTTCAATTCCATTCGCAGCACATAGGTACTGAGAAATTGTTTCATACACTACATGGTCAATACGGGTATCCGTAAGTCTGTTATGTAACACAATTTCACCACTTATGTTATCTTTTGCCATTACAAACCCAGAAATATCCATATCGCCAAACAAAATAGACATATCTTGATTTTTGTTGCCCATAAAAAGTTGCCGAAACATTTCAAAGTCCGAAATCTTCTGCCAATCAACCCCAACAGAGTCAAGTTGTGCCTTATAGTCGCTTGATGTAGAACAAAACAAATAAACCAACTGAAAGTACTTTTGCTCGCCATAATCGATAATATCACCGACAGATGGCATACGAATCGTAATTTTATCGTTGACTTTAAAATCTCTTCCACGCATCAGGCTAGGCTCGTACATTTCTCTAAGCTCCATCAGCCACACCCCACAAGGTCATCCAGATCCTGCGTCTTAAACGTCATAATTCGCACACGATGGTGTAAATCCATGTTGTCCTCGATATTGGATGTGATTTTAAGCTGTTTGATTCCAAAAATTGTACTGCCGTGTAGTTCTTTTTCCACAAGACCACTCAGATAGTCAACTCGTGTTGCACCACCATGGCCCTTCATTTTCATCAGCGCCTGGTTCACAATAACCCACACAGTAAGTGTGAAGTTTTCATACCAGTCGTTGACGTTGCTTCGGTCAGTCATATTTACCTTAAAACAAATATAGCTGTGCGCTGCCTCAATCGTGTCAGGAATATGGAAGTATGGGAAGATGTATGTATAAATCGCCTCGTCAGGCTCTTCAATGTCATCATTGCCCATCGCTTCAACAAGCCCAGCAGTATTAACCAGCTTCAAGGCCAATTTGTTTTTATAATCAGTAATCAATTCACTCGTTGTCACAGCAAACTCACCACCTTACATTCAATGGATGCATTTGCTGTACCATCTGCATTCGTCAAAGAAATTCTTACAGTTGCGCCGTCCATGATACTATTATTTAAAATACGAATTTTAAAAACACCATCTATGGCACTCTGCGTTTCTACAAATTCCTTGAATTCCTCAAGGCAAACGAACTTCCACTTAGCAATTTCAGTAATTTCCTCACCAGCAACATTTGTGAACATAGGAGAGAATTTTTTCCAAGAACCACCAATACGAACCTCTGGTTTTCCTACATACTTTATAGTAGCAGTCACACGAGAATCTATTTCTGATTCGTTGATTTTGTTTGGCTCAAAATAATCACAAATCATCTTCTCAGCATTATCCGTCTTACTGTTATACTGATCCTGCCGGATGTTCAACACAAGGAACCCCTGTGTCTTGCCATGCAGTTCGTAACGCTCTGTACTCTGGTCAACAGAAGTCGTAACATACGTTTTCGGCTCGCCATTGATAATTTCCAACATAAAGCGCTTATCAAGGTCGATCAGTGCGGTCTCGTCATCAAAAGGCATCTGTACTTTATATTCACGTTGACTCAATGAAGTCATAATAATCTCCTTATTATTTGCGTAATAAGGCTTGCTCAGTGTTGCCCAACGAGAAACTATCTCACCAGTAATCGGATTTTGCCATTGGATTTGACGGTTACACAGCTCCATTTTTCCACGAAGAAAAATTTCATCGTTTGGCTCAATCTCAGTTACCAGCTATTTACAATTGTAGCAGTCAACAATGTCGCCAAGATTCAAAGAATCACCAGGATAAGCCCAGATTTTCTTTTCCTTAGCAATACTATTACTGCGACTAACAACCAGCTTCTGAGGTAAACCATTCACAAGAGCATTATCCTCGTAATCAACGCTATCTTTAAAATGTGCAGCAAAATCTCGCTTTGCAAAAGCAATTTTGACATCCTTTTTGTTAGACATTTTTGCGGCACCACCAACAGCTCGTGCCCTTGTATAAAAGTCCATCGGTACACCTCCTTACTCAGAGTAGGAAGCGTATGTATCATAGTCGATGGTCTTACGCTTACGGGTCGAGCGGTCTTTTGCCATATAGTTGTCTAACATCGTCATATTCTCCTCGTGAATGTCTTTCACAAGAGCACGAATACTCGTGCGCTCATTAGCAGGGGAGAATACTTGTAAACTCGTAGGAAGGTCCTGTGCGCTAAATGCTTTCAACTTCCCAAACTCACGCTTAAAATGTTGCTCCAACATCAAATGCGCTAACATATCAATCTCATCGAATGTGAGATCTGAATTAAACTCTTCTAGTTCTGAATCGTAATCATCGAAACTAAAATCCTCTTCCGGTTCAATGTTTCTTGTAATCACAGAAAGTGACTCCATCAAATAACTTTTTGCACGGTCATGTACAAGATCTCGCACTTCATTCTCGCTCAGGTCAAAATACTGAAAGAAATTACTATCAGTTTCTACCAGCTCGTAGAACTTGTCGTATATTTCCGAAAATGCGGTCACATTATCCCTCCAATCTTACTCGGCGGGAACAACCTCCGCCTTTTCTGCCTCTGCCTTCTTACGGCCACGCTTGACAGTAGTCTTTTCTACAGAATTATCCGGTGCAACAGTCTGTGCGCCTGCCATCATAGCCTGCATCTGTGCCATCATAGCCTGCATCTGCTTCTGCATTTCAGCCATCTGGTTCTTTGCAGTTTCAAGTTCGGCCTGAACATTATCAGCAGACTTGGTTGCAGGTACGACAGACAGCTCACTGTTACGCTTGCCAGCACGGAGCTCCTTATAACGCTCGTCAATCAGGCGCTTGACCTTGGTAGACAGGTCTTCACCGGCATTGGTCATACGATAAAAGCGACCACGAATACGCTCAAACTGAGCACCATCCTTAATGTCAATCATACGCTGAAGATTCTCGACAGTGGGATTCAGAATCGCATTGTCGATATCTTCAATGAATAGAACATCGTCGCCCTTAATGCCAATAGCCTTAAAGATTTCATTCTGCTCTTCAGGGCGAAAACGCAGAACACCGTTCTTGAACGCAGAACAAGTGCTATTCATATACATAATCTCCTCCGGCGGAATAGGAATCACACAAGGATCTTCCACACTACCGGGCTCGAAAGTATAACCCTTACCGTTCAGTGACGAAATGGTAACCACGTTATCGTCGCAGTTCAGAACGTCAATAAACTTCTTTTCCATCACGGAACTCATAATTTGTCTCCTTTTCTATAAAAGCGGAGACCGCAAAGTCCCCGCTCAAATTTGCCTTTGGTAAAAATTACTGCAGAACAATCTTAGCAACGCGCTCGATATGATCAATGCTATAGCCGAAGGTAAAGTCCTTGACCATCAGATGGATCTTTTCGTTGTTGTTGTCGTGATCCTCGTAAGTATGAGTCTCACCCTTCATGTCAAGGCGACCAATCTTGCCTGCGATGCCATAGATACGCTTATCCGGGATCAGCAGGGAACCATCACCCAGCTTCTTAGCAGAGCTAATACCAGTGATAGCAACACCATCATAAGTCTTAACCAGACCATAACGGTTGAACTCGTCCTTAGCTGCGTCAGACAGATACTCAGCGTAACCGGTCATACGACGCATCTTGGCACAATACTTCATCAGGCTGACAGTGAAGGGATTACCACCATCGGCGTACTCATTCAGATACAGAGCCAGAGCGTCCATGTCCTGCATAGTGGGCTCCTTGCCCTGTGCATCGATCTTCTGCTCACCACCAGTGATAGCGTCATCAACCATGCTGAAAATGTCATAGAACATCTGGTTCTTCAGAGCCTCAGTCATAAAGGTGGTCAGAGTTGCCACACTCTTCCAAGCATTACGTCTTACTTCCACAAAGCTAAGATCAGCCTCAATCTGCTTATTACGCCAGACGGGTTTAATGGTCTCGTAGTGCAGGTAAGACTTCGGCACATTGCCACCCTTAGCTGCATCATAAGCCTTCAGAGTATTCTTAACAGTACGACCTGCCTCGTAGTCATCAAACTCACCAACATTACCACGCTCAAACATGGAGTCCAGAAGTTCGTCAGGTGCACCATACAGCTCATCAGTCACGGTGCGGTTAACAAACTGAGCAATCTCCTTATTGGGATCGCCCTTGTCAATCAGCTCCTCAACATGAGCGCCAACAACCTCTGCAATTTCCTTGTCCTCGGCATCCATAGCGCGATTGTACTGAGTCTTCTCAGCAACTTCATAAACACGACCAGGCTGCTTCATCAGCTCGGCCACTTCAATATTCAGTGCCATAATTCATTTCCTTTCTCTTCGCGCAAAATAAAAGAGCTACCGTCCAAAGACGATAGCCTTAAATTTCACGTATCATATTCAAGATTTTTCTCTCAATCAAGCAACAGTCTTTGCCTCGGGCAGCACACTGATCATAATCAGCTTGTGGCCGTTGTCGTCCATCACACCAGCAAACTCAAAACGAGAAGTACCAGTAGTAGCAACCTGCCACTTACCGTCAATATTGACCTCCAGCAGCTTGCCGATATTGGTATCCTGTGCATCGCCATCCTTGTACTGGTCGGTGCCGTACAGCTCGCCAGCATACAGAGGAACACGCTTCACCAGCACACCTGCCTTAATCTCGGTTGCCATCTTATCATAGTCATCAAAATTAGTCTGGCTTGCATAGATGCCCTCCGGGATAAACTCATGGGCAACCATCTCGATACCCTCAGCGGTAGCTGCGTCAGGGAACTTAACCTGACCAGCCTTGTGGTCAGCCTGGACACCCATGCCGGTGACCATATCGACCTTTGCGGCATAGTTAGCGGGAATATTCTTCGCGCCGTTTACCATCAGTTCACGAATCATAATATTTTTCCTTTCTCTTAAATGTTATTACTTACCCAAATATTCCCGCCATGCATCACGCTTGTTAGCGTTAGTGGTGTTATACTTGGTTTCATTCAAATTCAGCTTGATGCTCTCAGACTTATGTACCTCAGAGGTCTCAATCTTCTTTTCAGCAGGCGCCTTCTTGGCAGCTTCAACGCAACGCTCGGCAATCACATTCTTGATGCCGGTCTCGTCCAGATTCTCAATCAGACTTGCGTAATTGCCACCATCGGAAACTTCAGCTTCAGTAATCATCTTGCTGGAGAGTGCGTACTGACGCAGATCCTCCTTCTTCTGTGCAAGCTCTGCAGCCGCTTTTTCTGCCTCTGCCTTCTCTGCCTGATCCTTATATGGAGTCAGAGAAGCAACCTCTTCCTTTGCACTCTGCAGCTCAGTATTCAGACTTGCAATAGTGTTATTCAGCTCCGCAATCTTGGTGTTAACATCAGAAATAGAAACAGTCAGAGTGATACGCTGCGGCTCGCCAAGAGAAACCTCGTTGCCCTCAACGGTGTAAGAGAACATTATGTAATCCAAATCGTTCATACAACGACCAAATTTCTTACACCAGATAGTGTGATCTTCGGGGAACACTTCGGCTAGATACATATCTGAATTAAACTTCACAACAGCCTCATTCAGCTTCTCGTACAGGTCATGACCGGTCAAACTGGAAGTCTCAGTGGTAGACTCCGGCTCTGGCTCACCAGCAGGCTCAGTACCGGTTTCAGGCTCAGTCGGGGGAGGGGTTTCACCACCTTCCTCGGAAGTCTGAACATCAGGCTCTGCCGGAGTGGTGGGCTCAGTGGTAGACTCAGTAGCCGTCTGCTCTGCCTGCTCAGTCTCGGTTGAATTTTCAACCTGTGCGGTCTGAGTCTCCTTATCCTTATTCAGTTCCAAATTTTTTGCCTCCTTTTCATTAGATTCTATATTTGAAATCTCTTTTGTATCCTCGATATAGGCATTTGCCAATTCAAGACCAAAATCGGTTTCAGCGACTTCAAGCAGTTTAGAGCACTTATATGCTGGTTCAACATTTGCACCAAGCAAGCAATGTGCAGTAAACACACCATCGTCAATGATTTTTGCCATGCGGCCACCCACAATTCCCTTATGAGCTTTCAGCACATCAATTTCCCAACTGGTATTTAATGTGCCGCTCTCAATACGGCGCAGAATCGTCGCACAAGCCTTTGGATATCGCTTCCAGATCTTACAAGAGGCAACAATAAAGTCGGTATCGTCAATTCTCTCGATACCGACCGACTGAAAACTACCGAACGCATCAGTGTCAAATTCGGCAGTCTTGTATTCATTGCCATCATCGTCTTTTCTGGTGACGACTTTCATATTGTGACCGGAAAAATCCAGTTCACCCTTTGGAGCTACGACCAACTTGCCAACAAGCGGGTTGCCAACCAGTGTACTCATCCAACTTTCAATGGTGTCACGATTCAAAGCAACCTGATTCCCATTTACTGAGAAGTCACAGATGACAAACTTGGCAAGATAGTGGTCTGGATGCTCCGTAATCTCAGAGCAACAGATATTTCTACTATAGAAATACTCCTTACTCATCGTTTATCACCTCACTTACTATCTTCATTTCTCTGCTGGTCATAAATTTGTTTTTCAGTTTCCTCTCCCTTTGGACGACCTGTCTTTTTATCACTGTCACCACCACCGCCGGTGTTACCGGTCGATGTATAAGAGGTCTGACGAGCTACAAAAACATCGTCATAACCTTCCTCGGTTTCAGCCTGACGCTTGCGTAATTCGTCCTCAGCATGAAGCCCCATATACTCGTAAGCAGTCTTGTAAGAACAGTTCAAAGTGGTAAACAGGAACTGAGCAATCGCCTTCTTCATCTCCATACCCATCATTTCAGTAGTAGAGACCTTCACATCAGGGCAGTACATCGGGTCTACACCTGCATCTTCAAGGCGAATTCGATACCATCGCTTTAATACATCCTCAATCTGTTCCGCAATCTTACCGATATTTTTCATCAACTGGTCAAGAGACACCTTTGCAGTTGAAACAGTCTGCTGACCGTCGGTATTTAAGAAACTGATACCCAAAGCAGCCATCTCTCGGTTGCGATACTGTTTAACAGTCTCGATATTTGTCATCTCAACTTTTGGCTCAACATACTTGATATCCTTTACATAAGGAGCGGTTGTCACAAGCACAGTATTTTGTTTCCATGCACGCAGCAGGTTATCGTGCGCCGTCACTTGTTCAGAGAAGCCCTTTTTATCTTTGTTTGGTCCCATCAACTCAGGGTCAAGCTGTTGCCAGATGATTTTCTTTGCCTTTGCCTTAGCATTTACACGGTCTGAAGTATCAAAAGTTTCAAGCATCAATGCCGGACGTAATGCGCGGAACAGGGGAGAGACGCCATATTTCTGCCCCATGTTGCCAATACGAATCACACCACAATGGTCAACATCCAATTTTGCGTATGTATCACCATTCTTAAATGCCTGATATACCTCATCTGGATAGTTGTTCTGAATCTCGGTCTCCTGATTTTCAAAGAATAGTGCTTTATTCTTCTTATCCTTCAGCATAGATTTGCTCAAAGCGGATTTCAGCTTAGACATGTTTATAAGCACAACAGGCTGACCATTCGATAGGTAATCACTTATCTCAGCAATACCAAGAGGGTAATAATCTACAATGTAGTTCTCATCCTTTTGACGAAGGTATGTAATATAAGTGCCCTCGGCGTAAGTCATCGGAATGGCAGCACGCAACAGACTTCGCACGTTGATTTGTGCGTTGAAATCATCAATCACTTCACGGGCGTAATTTACCTGTTTTGTCTTATTACGCTGTTCAGGGAACTGTGCGAAACTGCATTTAAACTCCGTATTAACATTCGCCTCAATCGCATCATAAGTAATGCCAATCAGGTCATCCTTGTTGATGTAATTACGGATGATTCCATTGACCGTCTGCACATTCGTCAGACTTGACTGTAGCCCTTGTGCAAGCTCATCAATTCGGTCAACGGTCAGTGTCTCAGAGGAGGCTGAAATTTTCAGATATGTACTATACTGCTTATTTTCAGGGTCATAAGACGCAACTGCATTTCGGATGACGTTATTCATCCTCTCTTCTGAAAGTTCATTCAAAGAGGTAATAACTACAGTACCGTCATCTGTCTGTGAAGCAGTCACGACATCAAAATCTTCCTTTTTCTTTCTTGCCACATTTTCACCTCCTCTGCTTAGAAGTCAATGTTAGAAATACAAATCGGCGGAGCAGTCATTGTCTCCACCGCAGACTGGCGCACTTTATCCTTACGACGTAATTCGTATAGACGATGAGCAAGTAAAATTGCAACATAGAACCTATCATCGTGAATTTTGTTGGCAACATCAGGTGCCAAAGCATATGTTACGGTCGTATTTTCAGAGTTTGTCGTTTTCTGAATACTTGTGATCTCGTTCTTCATCAAGTCGATGTTAACCCACGCAGTCTGTTCCTCTAAGGAAAGTTCATGCGTCTTCAAAATTTCTTGACCAGTTGATTTATCCACACCGTCTACTACCTGAACATAATCTCCGCCGTTGTATTCAAGAGGGAAATGAATGACACCAAGATTCATCAGCTCAATAAATTCCTCAACCATTGCAGTGCGGAATTTACGAGGACTAATTAGACGTAGCTTATCAACAGCATCTGGGTAACGGGTATCATATCCTTCATATAATTCATGATTTGCGTCGATAAAACCACGATGTTCTGCGCCTGTTTTATCAGTCCAATTGTTAAGTAAACCGTCCGCATATGTGGAAGTACCACCGCCGCCAGCGCCTTGGTCAATCATCAATCTATCAATGTACTCGTAATCAGGATTTTGACCATTGTAATGTAGAATCAACTCATGTAACTGCTCAAGCTGACGATTAGAATCGAGCTTGAATTTTTTCTCGTTCGCAAGATCAACCATGTTCACGCAATTTATAATGTCGCCACACATGCCGTTTTCTGGATCGTTATAAATGCGCATAACGCCAACAATAGAGTTATCCATTGTGCGGGCAGGATCAAACGCAAGAATATACTGATAGTTCCTATCCCAATAAAGCTGTGGGATATACTTTCGCTCATTGCGACGAACCGTACCCCATTTGATAATCTGGTTTACGCCACCATCACGGCTTGGTCGATTATAATACTCACGCAATGCCTTCATTTTATTTGACTTTAGAGCTGCATCTACCTTGTCTTGTGTCAATAGTGCTTTGTATGGCTTACCCTTCATATAAACTTTGATTGCAACGTCACAAATCATATCACAAACAAAATAATCTCGATCTCCTGCAATCATGCGCTTTGCAAATTGCTTGTAGTATTTATAAAAAAGCTTGTCCATCGTGTCCTGACTTGAAGCATAAACTAGCTGAGTAGGAACCTGACGAGGCTGCATTTCAGGATTATAGTCACTGTCAGTGTCAGTGACGAAATCCGTATTCTGTGTTGCAAAAGCTTCACAGACAACAATCAGTTCGTCGGAGCAGAATGCCGCCTCATCAAAGAAAATAAGACTGGCTCGCTTGCCACGCACACCATCTGGGTTAGAGTTCAAAGTGTTAATAGAACTACCGTTATAAAACTCAACAACATACCCGGCTGGATTATGACTAAAACCACTTTTGTTGGTTGCAGACTTTTTCGTTTCTTTCTCTGCTATATCTTGCAGACTACGGATAGACGCAGCCGTCTTACCAACACGAGTAACAATTTCCTCAATCTTATTAAATGTCTCTTTTGCCTGGTCACCCACATTACTTACAATGTAAATAGATTGGTTCTCATATAATATTGCCTTTAGGATAATGAAAACAGAACCTACAAAAGACTTGCCAAAGTTTCGACTACACGCCTAAAGAACATGACTTGCATTCCAGCTTTGTTCCAGCATATATGCCTGAGCGTCAAATAATTGGATACCCAATAAATCTCTGGCCGCAATAACAGGATTGCGCCGATAGAATGCAATCGTTGCCGCATCACACTCATAAATCTTACGTTTTGCGGCTGTAATAATAGGCGCTCTTTGTTTAATCCTCATACGGCATCACCATCCGTATCTTTTACACTTGCGTCAACACCGGCATCTTCCAACAGCTCCTTGAGCCGATGATTCTCAATCAAAGACAGCCTGTATTTTTCTTTCGCGTCATCACTTTCTTTCTGAAACTTATCAATCAGTTCTCTTTGTATATCGAAAATTTCCTGCTGGTCATTTTCGTCAAAGAAAGCGTTTTCCTTGATTGCCTTAGAGCTCATATCTGCCGCCCATTGAGTGCCAGGAGACCGTAACTGATCGTAGAAGTTTGCTTCTGCGCCAGCAATATCCTTTTCACGCATATCCTTCATTAAGAATGTAAGCGTATTACGTCCTGCATCCTTGTTGGAACGGTTCTTGACAGAAATCTCATTTTCCTTTGCAATCTTGTCGTTATTAGAAACTAGCTTAACCTTAATGTCATTCAGACTTTTGATTGCCTCAGCCGAGTTCATCGGGTTTAAGCGGGCAATCTGCAAGTCGATTTGTCGAATCTGATTATTATTGTTCACGACCTGAACAATCTGAGATAGCTTGAATGGGTCGTCCTCAATACCATCCTCAAAATACTTGATGAGTTCACTAAACAAATAGCGACGGTCACCCTCGTTGTAACCATCAAATGGGTCGTATCCAATAACAGAAATACAGTCATCCTTTGCTTGAATCTCTGCTTTCGACCACTTCTGTTCCTTCTCTTCCTGTAAATCGAGAGCGTTTTTATTGAGTTCACCGTTCACAAGAGTGTTAGAGAAAGTTTGAAATTGATAGTTACGAGCGTTTCCGATAATCCGAAGTAGCAAACCCATCGTTACACGGCCATTATTTTGACTAATTGAATCAAAAAGTGAATTGTAAAATGGTACGTCTAAAACATGAGACATGATCATACAGGCAGTACGATCACTTCCAAATTTACGAGAATATTCATCAAACATCTCGTTCACACAATCCTTACAAATAGGCGCGTAACAATCATTTGCTTTCCATAAACTTGAATATGTAATTTTATAAAAGTGACCAACTGCCACGTCATATTCTTTTCCACAACGTAAACATTTAAAAGTCTTCTTGTTTTCTGTCCCCTCAAGAATAATATCTTGGTCTATGACTTTTTTCTTACGCGGCATTTAGTCACCTCTTTCCGTTCAAAAATAAAAGCCGTAGAACGTGCGCACATCCTACGGCAACAAATACACCCTCTACTGTGCTTGTAAAACAGAGGCCGAGAGTGTTTCCTTCTATAAAAGACCTATCATGATACGCATCGTCGAGAGGCTTAATAGGTTCTGTTCAAAATTCGACCTCAGCATTTTACACCGTAGTGAGCCGAGGTCTTTATCATCTATGTGGACTTATGTCCTGCCGACGAATCGGCTAAATTTTGTATTTACGGCCAGCTTTACGCCGACCGTGCCACCTGAAATACACAGGCAGGACTGTTCATAAAAGAACCTACCGCCAGAGGGAGTAGAAAACTGGCAATAGGCTTGCGAAAGGGGAGATGTTGGGTGCGGGAGTTGGATTTGAACCAACGACTTTCGACTTATGAGGACGATTAGCTACCAGACTGCTGTATCCCGCGTTATATAATGCCTAAATGTCATCTATTTCTTAATCGTGTGCGCATCACAGGTTAATCATAGATCGACTTCGGACTTGCCTCCAACCGCGAATTGGAAGCCATTTTTGGCACGCCCAGAGAGACTTCAACTCCCAAGAGGCAGATTTAGAGTCTGCTGTTTTAAGCAATTAAACTATAGGCGCATAAAACCTACCTTTTAGCCGGTGGTAGGGAACCGGTATAATATAGGCCCTCCGGGAGAAGGACTGGCGCGGTCTCAGAGATTCGAACTCTGGCATCGGGTTTACCGACCTAACGGTTTTCAAGACCGTTCTCTTCAACCACTTGAGTAAGGCCGCACAATAACCCTACTTTCCTGCACAGCTACCTTTATATAAAGGTGTAGGGAATAGCCGTACAATCTTTGGTGAGCCAGGTTGGAGTCGAACCAACGATGTTTCTAATGTCACGGAGTTACAGTCCGCTATCTTCGCCACTGGATATACTGACTCATAATAAAACAAGCATCCATCAAGCTATCCGAGCTAAGTTGAATTGTTCTCGTGTTGATAAAACGCTTGTTTTAGACTTTTAAAGCTTCGCATTAACGTAGCGAAACACGATTGGCTTGGCATTTTGCTCCTCAAAGCTACTCTGCGTCTGACTTTACAGCTTATACACGGTTGCAACCAATGACCGCTTTTGCCATGCCACCTACAGGAATCGAACCCGTATGTGAAAATTACAAATTTCCCATTCTACCATTAAATTAAGGCGGCACAATGAGCTGGAGCAATCGCCCCAGCACATAGAAAAGGAGACAACAAATGATGTCCCAAGCAGACCTTGCGGTCGTACTTCTTTTTTAAGTCCCCGTTTAGTGGTAGGGGCTCACCGCTTTTTAATTTAGACGTACAATGTGCGTCTTATCTTCATTCAGCCTTCCGAATTTATCCTGATAAACCAGAATAAATCCTTCTCGCTGAGATGGTGTTAATTTTCCATCTGCGTAATCCATTTTTGATGTCTCACAACAACAGCCCTGCTCATAAATTACAGAATTACCGATATCATAATGACCTGTTTTATGAGTGTGTGCCATCACGATAGTATCAAAGAAATAATCATTATCCTTGAAATACCGATATGCCTTTTCTGCCGTTTTCAACATACCGCTAGAATAAGCAAGTGGATGCACAAAAATTGTTTCACCAACGAAACTAAACCAAGTATCGTTATAAACAATCTCGATACCACTATCCTTAAAAACATCAGTCAGAGGGTCGTAATGAACCTTTGTATGAAGCTCCTTGTTGTAATGGTTAAAGCCATCAACAAAAATAAGCTCCAAAGATGTCTTTGGCATCAATTCAAGCAAGTCGGTGTCCAGATTCTTAGCAAGATAATTCTGGAAACGTAAGTCATGATTACCATAATTTACAACAACCTTCTTAGGCTGAAGTATCTCAATCAGGTCAATCATATACTGACGTGCAATCAGAATTTCCTCCATTGGACTCTTACGATACACCTTATTGAAACGAGAAATGGCCTGCGCATCTACCAGATCCCCGTTTATCTGAAGGATATCAATCTTTCCAGCATACTCACTAAAAGTCTCAATGGGCTTCTGGAATGGAATATGTAGGTCGGAAATAGACAGAATACAGGTTCCCACATCTCTATTGGATAAGGACTCCTGATACTGCATACCCGCACGGAATGCCTTAAAACGCTTGCGATATGCGCACTCACCAAAATTCTTACCCAACTCATCATTGAGCACCTTGGATGCGCCATCCCAAGTCAACTCTCTAGCCAGAACAGCATTCCCGATTCTTACAAAGAAGTCATCGCTCGTTTCTTCTGGCCGTTTATTATAGCAACCCATTGGCATCAAGCCGGGTCGCCCAGCAGCTCATCAGAAGTGGAAATATTGATGGTGACACCCTCAATACCATCCCACTTTGCCAGAGCTTCATTCAGATTGAAGACATTCTCGCCATCCTTGGTAATCTCGGTGATAGTACCCTCGGCAGTATCAATAATAGCGTTCTTAAAAACAACACTCTTCTTAGCAACCATAATTCTATTCTCCCTTATATTTTATTTCAATTTTGAAATGATTTAGCAAGACTCTGCAAGCTCTGGAAATACCAAAGCTGCTGCCCATTTGCTAATCCAACTGTTATGCAGTGACTCAAAATGTTCAATGGCTTCATCAATCGTTTTTATACGACGTAAATCAATTTCGATATACCGTCCATGTTCGTCAGCATACTTTTCCTTAATATTATCTCGCTCAAACTGCTTTACAAAATCTTCTTCAGTCTGGTGAAAATATTTAATACGGCTATAATGCTGTGACCCCATAACTTCACAAAACAGTCTTTCGGATGGAATATAAATGTCAAAAGGCATATATCTTCCAGTCTTTGGATTTTTAACAGCCTTATATTCAACAATCGTGTCAGGATATGTTTTTTTGCAATACTCTTTTAGTTGTTGTGCGACTTTGCTTTCACATCTATGATACGCACACTCTGGGCAACCTGTTCCATGATGAAACGTACTCCATTTTGTGATTTTCTCGCCATGCCTTGGACAAATATATTTCAATTCTCCAAACGCTCCTGTATATTCCTCTTTCTTTGTTAAGAGTGTGTATCCACGAGACTCAAATTCGCTTTTTATCACATTAAAGTCTTTTAGTTGATTTTTTGAAGATAAAGCATGTGCACACAAACTACACCCAGATCCATCTCTAAAACTTCCCCAAATAATGGTTCTTTCACCATGAATCGGGCAAAGATAATGTAATCGAGTTCTTGTAAAAGAAATAATATCCTCTTCCTTTGTTATAAGCTGATATCCACGTTTACGAAATAGTTCTGCGACATCCGCATAATTGAGTCCACTGTAAGTAAGCATTCCTTTTCTCGCTGAACAGCTTTTACACCCACAGCCTTCAAGAACTGCGCAAGCAAACATATCAAACATCTTACCGCAAGTGTTGCATTTCACAGTTACCTTTTTATTTGAGCCAACATACTTTCCAACAAACATCGGTGTACAAGGGGTACAAACAAGATAAAATAGAAATGAGGGGCGATAGAGCGGAAATGTCAGATTTTCCACTCTATCTGAACACGGTCGCTGGTGGCCTTGATCGTAGAGATCAAACCATCGGCGGCTTTTCTTTTGTCGTCAAAATCTATGCTGTCCCAGTTGTCGAGATAATAGGATAACTTCTTTATCTGCTGGGGCGATATGGTTTCAACACTCAATTCGGCGATTGCCTTTGAAATGGTCTGGCGTCGGGTGTCCAGTTCTTCAATTTTTTTGTTAGCGTAGGCAAGCAAGGTCGCATTGGCTCCGGTCAGCGTGTCCAGCAGCTTTTCAATTTCTGCCTCCACCTGTGCCAGTTCCACTTGATAGGCTGTCAGTTTCGGATTGACTTTTTCCTCCCTGCCGTGGAGTATCTGAAAGTCTTTGAATTTCTCCTGCATGGCCGAGAAAATGAATTGCTCAAATTCTTCTTTGCGGATTTTCCCACAGCCCGGACAACCTTTGTTTTCCGTCCGTTTGGTACAGCGGAAATACCCGGTGCTGTTTGGCACATGGGTGGCTTTCAGCGCATACCCACAATGACCGCATTTGATTTTTCCGGCCAGCCAAGTGTTCTTCGGTTTCCGTCCCTGCTGGAAGGTGGTATTTGCCATAAGTTTTTTCCGGCATTTCAGCCATGTGTCAGAGGAAATGAGTGCTTCATGGGGAGCGATAACAAGTATCTGGTCTTTTAAGCACCTGTCTTTGTCCTCCTTCACATCCCGCCCCTTATAGAGATAGCAGCCGTTTGTTCCGGCAAAGTCAGAAGCGTCATTGACAATCGCTGCACCCTGACTCTTGAAAAATTCGTACAGCTCCAAGTCGGCCTGTGCATAAACGGGGTTTCGCAAAAGCTGGGAAAGAAAACTCCGAACCATTGACTTCTCGTAAATCTTGATACCCTGTTCCTCGAAGTATCGGGTAATATCTCCGAAGGAGGTTTCCGGTTCAGCGTACATTTCAAACATCAGCCGTACATGGTCGGCGGCTATGGGGTCGGCAACCATTTTCTTTGTACGGATACCCTCTACCACAGTAGGCTCTAACTGATAACCGTATGGTGCCTGTCCGCTCATGTGGAAACCTTTCAGACACCGGGAATAGTAGGCGTCTGTGACACGCTTCTGAATTGTCTCCCGTTCAAGCTGGGCGAATACAATGCAGATATTCAGCATGGCCCGGCCCATCGGGGTCGAAGTATCAAACTTTTCTGTGGATGATACAAACTCCACATCATACTCTTGAAACAGCTCCATCATCGTTGCAAAGTCCAGAATAGAGCGGCTTATACGGTCCAGTTTATACACGATGACCCGCCTGACCTTTCCCTTGCGGATCTCGCCCAGCAGCTTTTGAAACTCCGGCCTGTCCGTATTTTTACCGGAATAGCCTTTGTCCTTGAATACCCGGCAGCTCCCACCTTTCAATTCATACTTGCAAAAGTCGATCTGACTTTCAATGCTGATACTGTCCTTGCGGTCTACTGACTGTCTTGCGTAAATACAATCTTCTCTGATAAATTCCATATTGGGCTCCTTTCCTTGTTGGAATGGAGCTACCAACCTTACAACTATATTATACCATCAGCAGCCCCGGACAACAATGTTGCGAATGATTAGGGAAATCTGTCCCCATATTTTCTGAACACCTCATAAAGACAACGCTCAATTTCTTTTTTGCGCTGTGCTTTCTCCTTCGGGGGAAGTACCGGCGTGAGGCTTTCCAGCACAATGATCTTCCCTTGAAATGCGACAGACTTTGTTTCTCGTTCATAAGTGACAGCTTGCGTCATTGAAAACCTCCTTTGCGAAAGTGCGTGTATATGCCTGCCTTTCCCGCTTGTCCTGTGGGGAAATGTCAAAAGGCGACACCCAGCAGGTGCCGCCCTTTGAGCTTTCTCCACTTCGGGTCGATATGGCCCGAGGTCAGTAAGGACTGGAATGGTACTTTTCTTTGGCGTCCTCCACGCTGTTGAGGTCAAATACTTCATAAAGCTGCCCCACAACACGCCGTATATCCTTCTTTGAAAATCCGCAGTCCTCCATTGCCATAATGACATAACCGCGGCAGGCGTCATTGCTCCATTCGTCCGTTTCCAAGCCAGGGATCATTCCAAACGCATTTCCCATAAAATGCTCCTTTTTTGAAAAGATGGGGAGCCACGCCGGATCGGTTGGCCTATCATCAGACAGCATTGCCGGGGACTCCCCATAGGTTTTCACTTCATTTCAGACACATCGGACGGACATAGGCTTCATGCCCCATAGTATTTCAACTCTCCCCATTCTGATGGCAAGGCGTTCTCATTGCCTGCGACGGCTCACGGCTTGCAAGGCCGCTTCAACGCTCGGACTGTGACTAAACGCAAGTATCCGGGTTCTGCGCCTGTTCCGGTGGAGCCAGCCTTGCCCCACCTATGGCATGGACCTGTTCGCTCGCTCAGTTTTACAAAGACTGTATTCTCTGAAATCCGAGGTCATGGCGGGTCTGTCACACAGCGCGTTCCCCTTCGTATCCGGGTGTCTTTTTATTCAATTTTCAATCTGCATGAGGCTTGTCTGAACCTCGGGCCATTGTGACCCGAAGTGTTTTGCCTCTCATAAGCCATTTCATTTTCCGGCCTAAATCGGTACGCCTTACAAAGAATTTTTCAAAATTTTTTCTAAGCGCCGCAGACCTCGCTCGATTGCGACACGAACCACTTTTTCATGGACGCCCTCTGCCCGGGCAATGTCCTGTTTGGTCATGCCGAGAATGAAATGAGCATAAATCCGTTTTGCCTGTTTGTCCGGCAAACTGGAAATCGCTGCGTGAAGCTCCTGCATGGTCACTTTCCGCTCATACAGTTCATGGGGAGATAAGGCAACAAAGACAGCTTCATGCTCCAGCCCGTCATCCCGATCAAGGGAATAGTAGGCTTTGTGGCGGTATGTACGCAGCCGGTAGGCAGCCTCTTTACGATCAAACTCTTTGAACATTTCTGCAACTTCTTCCGATACTTCCATGAAGCAATCCGATGTATAGAATGGGTAATAGTCCCGCAAATTGATAATAGCCATATTGACCTCCGTTTCGGTTGTTGGTTGACGAGTGACCGAAACGAAGGCGGCGGGGAGCGGCACCGGGGAATGGCTTCGGGCCAACATGACCCGAAGCAGCCCCATAAGAACGCAAAAGCGCCCGGGCGGCATGAAGCCACACGGACGCATGAAATTACATATTCATTTATGTGTTGTCTAATTTCACATTCATAACCAGACTGTCCCGGAGGGGGAGCTACGCTTTTTTTAACTGGTGCAGATCATGGATACTGCGAAATAAAAAGAAGGACACGGTAAATCAACCTCCAATCGGCTACCGTGTCCCTGCAAGTCGTCATAGGTTTGTGTAAACGCAAAGAAACGGCGGCTCTGAAAATCAAAGCCGCCGTTTCAAATGGGCGTGTCAAATTGTCTGCTCTACGACGGCTTTTTTTCTTTTGCCGTCGTCCGGCAGAATGTTACTCCATATTCAATTCAATGCTTCCAGTGAAATTTTCACATTCAATGCCGATATAGTTTCCACCTTCAGGGAGTGTAATTGTATCACTATATGTTCCGGTTGTTTCAAGCAAAGTGACTTCTTCATCAGCTCCAGAAATCCAAAATACTTTTGCAGTTCCATCCGTAACCTCCAGCGCGCAGTCAATAGACAGATCCTTACCCGCTTCACGCTTTATGGAAGTTCCGCCGAACAAATACTCTGTATCTGAAAAATCCTCATAGTTGGCTGTATAGCTTCCTGTATAATCATCAATTCCTTTTTCTTTCGTACCTTGTAAGGATGAATTTCCGGTAAGTGCTATGGAACCAGCAGACTGAACAATATTGTTATACTGATCGAGAACTTCATCTTTTGTACAACCGGAAAGCACAGAAGCGCCCAACAGTATCAAGCATAATGATAGAACTATTTTCTTCACAGGTATCACCTTCCTTTCCTGCGTACAGCACGCTTTCCTTTTCCCTTGGAATTTGCCTGTTTACGGGATTTTATTTCTTTTTTGTTACTGGACATCAGTAACAACAGCACCGCCCAGAGAACCATGATGCCAACCCCAATGACTGCCAGCAAAGGATTCGGGGCTGTGGTTGTTCCGGCATATCCACTCATGTCAAAGCCCACTAAAATCAGCGCAGCAGAAAACGGATAGATGCTGGCAAGGATACCGCCTTTGAAGAACAGCATGCTATATCCAAGGAAAAACGCCAGAATGGAACCTCCCAGATATGCCCCTCGGATCTGCCCAAAAATCAAGATCAGCGGCATACAGACCAAATAGGTCGTCAGAGCTGCCAACACGATCTGTGTACCTCCATGAAAAAACACTTCCACTGTCAGTCCCGATAATCCAACCGTCAATCCAGTAATCAAGGTAACGCCAACGCTGTATATTCCCAGCAGGACTGCAAAAATCCCGACCCAAAAGAGCTTAGCTCCCAGCATTTTCGGCATGGAAACAGGAATTGTCATGATGTTTTTCAGCGTATCATGGGTGGATTCTCTGTCAATCAGCCAGCTGCCAATCATCACCAGTGAAATCGGAAAAAACATCTGCGTATTGCCCCAGACAACATTCTCAAACAGAGTGGAAAAATCATAGTTTGGATTTCGGTACTCCGCCTCCACAATCAGCTGGCTCCCATATTGCACCAACGGACAGAGTGCAAGCGCCACCAGCCCCACCCAAAGTATTTGGCACCGGCGTAGCTTGAGCAATTCTGCTTTTAATAAATTCCACAT